ATTGTTATTAAATTGTTGTTAAATGTAATTGCCTATTTAGTTTCGTAAGTTTTTGTTAATAGGCAAATTGTTCCTGCAAAAAATGCTGATACTGTACTTAAGTACAAAATTGTGATTAGTTCCATAATAGTTGTATTTTTTAATTGGTTATTTGTGGAGAACTCTTCTCCACCAAAACTAAGAAAAGGTTTTACTGAGGGGAAAAAATAGAGAGAATTACTTACTAAGAAATGTTTAGTCTCTTAGTAAGTAAGTTATTTAAGTTAGTAATCTATCCACCAACTTTTATCAGCATATGTTGAGTACAACTCAAACACAATGTAAGGTATTATAATCAAACACCCTACAACTTTGTATTTCAACTGTACTTGCTTACCTTTCTCAAGATAAACATAGTACAACAAAAGAATCAAAGACACACACACACTGATGAGCCTAGCATGGCTGTACCCTTCCATGCTAAGATTGAAGAGTTCCATAAGACTAAAGCCTTGAGCTAGAAGTCTGAAGTAAGATTTACACACTGAAAAATTCATAATATTATTTTTTAGGTTAGAAATTAAAATCCAATTTAAGAATTGGTGGGGGGAGTTTCCCTCCAAAAATAAGAAGGGGTTCTTTGTTAGGGTCATCCACGAGTCTGAACACTCTATATAAAATTTACCTGTACTTTTATCATTTTCAAATTTACCTTTAAAATTTTGTGGTTTATATGGCTTACATGGGGGCTACAAAGAATTTTACCAATTTTAAAAAATATCAACCACACTAAAAAATTTTCTAAAAAAATTTTGCAATAAACAAAATTGTACTATATTTGTCACAATACTTTTTTGAACATACATATATATAAAGTTATTATAGGTTAGTGAGAAGAGGGTGAAAAACTGAATTTTTTTGTATTGTTATTATTTTTATAAAAAATTTTTATTCTTGGAAACTCTTACTCTACAATGTGCAAACTAAAACCCTGAATTGTCAAAAATCTCTGCCTAGCAGTATTGAATGGTTGATTTTATTTAATTATTGAATTTTATCTCAGCCCAATTCTCACTAAACTATAAAACAAACAAACTAAAACAATCTGTTTTTCTGATATACTATTAATCGTGTTGATTTCTTATTTTTAAGTTAATGATTTCTACTTTTAAGAAAAAATAATCCCTCTATTTCTAGGGGGATTATTTGTTAAATTAAATTTACTTATGAAAAATTATTTTGACAAAGCACATATAGCTTTTGCGAAGTGATTTACCATTGCAAATATAGTAAAGATTTCATACCTACCAAAATATAAATAAATTTATTTTTGTTAAGATTGAAAATTTATTATAATTTTGTAAGATAATATAAAGGTATGAAAAATATAAGTAAAGTTCTCAGTTTGGATAGGTATACTTACTATCTAAAACATCTAGAGATTATAAATGTATTTCTACCTGTTAAAATGACTAGTAAGGAACAAGAAGTAATAGCTTCTTTTATGTCTTTTGAAGGTGACCTTAAAGAAGCTCCTTTTAGCAGTTTAGGTAGAAAGTTAGTTAGAGAAAGAGTAGGAATTAATAGTGCTGGTGGTTTAGGAAATTATATAGATTCTCTCAAGAAGAAAGGATTTATTCTTTCTGATATGACTATAAATCCAGTAATAGTTCCTAGTGACAAAGAACAAGTTTATCAATTTAAAATAATAGTAAAAGAAGATGAATAATTTTCATTTAGAAAATCCACATGAGCTTCTTAATAAAATGAGAATGCTGGGTCACTTAAGAAAATTAGGTGTAGATAAAGTTTTAAAAACCACATCACAAGGTTACAGGGAGAAATATTTTTATAAATTTGAACATCCATTATATGGGATTCAGTATGATTTTAATTGGGAGGCTCTTCTCTTTCTAGCTAAGAATCAAGACCTAGAAAATATTCTCACTCCTCATATAGATGAATGTATTAAGATTCAGGAAGAGGAGCTAGAAGAAGTAAAAAATTTAACTCAGTTAGAAACTAATGAGAATCATATTAAGACTGTATCTCTCTATGATTTAGCTGCAGAAGATATTGCTAATATGAATGATACTTCTAAAATAATTTTACCTAATGAATAGACCTGCTAGAGAAGATATAGAAGAATTTTATCATTCTAATAATATAGGAGATAGATTTAGAATATCTCTAGAAGATTGTGTAGAATTATGCAAATCTCCTTTTGCTAGATTTAAAGAATCTATGAATAAGGGAGAAGGTAAGAATGCAAAATTTTTATGGTTTGGGACTTTTTTTGTGAATCCTAAGGCTGTTAGATATTGGGAAGTAAATGCTAAAAGGTTTTATGACAAAGATGTTATTACAGAAGAAACTTTCAGTACACATGAAAATTTTTGTAAAAATGCTAGAATAAATGAAAGTTTAGATAATTATATAGATTTTAATAAAAATAAAATTGAAGATGAAGAAGAGATGGAATAAATATTTTGAAGAGCTAGGAGAAATTAAAGGAGGTTCAGTACATTATATTACATTTGAGAGTACAGAACATTTAGAGATTGAAAGGGTACAACCTACATGTAGTAAGTGTGTTCAGTATCTAGATTATATTAATAATAGATTATCTATTAGATATACAGCTGAAGAGTTACCACCACACTACATAAAACACAATATAAAGCAATCTTTTATGGAAGGAGTAATGCTTTATTATAAAGATGGTACTTCTGAACTTCTAAAAATAGGAGGAGAAATAAGAGGAAATGAAAAATAGTTATGGCAAATTTATTTATAATAGAAAATAATATAGCTAAACCTAATGTAGAAACACTCCTTATATCTCCTTATAAAGAGATATGGGAAAGGGATAATTCTAAAGATAAGGAAAGAGCTATAAAGGAATTTACTTATATAGAACTTATGAGTTCTAAAAAGAAAAGTAATCCTTATGCAGGTTACCCTGAAGATACTAGACATCAGAAATTAAAGTCCATGTTATTTCCTGAGGATAAAAATTGGTATCCTGATAATCTAGTAGAACAGGCTTTAGCTGATATAGTTGAATTACAAACTGAAGCTTCTCCTACATACAGATATTATATGGATAATTTAGCTGCAGCTGAAAAGACTAGAGAGTATCTTCAGAATATAGATTTAAATGAAAGGACTGAAAAAGGTATGCCTGTATATAAACCTAAAGATGTAACTTCTGCTATTATTGATACAGAAAAAGTAATACAGACACTTACAGTTCTAAAAGAAAAGATGGAACAGGAGCTTACAGAAAGTTCTAGAATTAGAGGGAATAAAACAATTAATGTATTTGAAATGTAATATGGAAAATTTTAATAATATAATTCTTCCTGCAGAAGCTATACTTGTTAAAGAGCAAAAGGTAGAACTTAAAGAAGAAATAACAACTAATGGTATTATAGTAAATATTGGTGTAAATAGAGATGTACTATATAAGGTAGTAGCTAAAGGTTCAGAAGTAACTACTGTAAATGTAGGTGATATTCTAAAAATAAAAGATACCTTTGCAGAAGATATCAAAATTGGTAAAGAAGATTTTAAATTCTTCTCACATGGGGATAGTTCTTATTACTATATTCAGATAGATGCTTAAAGTAGATTATAAAATAAGAGATACTAATACAGGTAAATGGTTAGATACTTCTGTATTCAGAGAGGCAGCCTTAAGGTTTATGTCTAAAGGATATTATTGTGAGTATCTAGCTGGTACACCTGAGTGGATAGATTATTGGAAAGAAGAATTAAGAAGATGTGTAGAAGGATTTGCTGTAATAGATAAGACTAATAAGATTTATAAGATTACAGGACATCACTATGCATACTTAAATTATGCACAAATATCTCTTGTTAAATTTAGTGATGATGAAGATGATGAGGGAGATTCTCTAGCTTCTAAAGAAATATCTTTTCCTGATTTTTGGGATGGAGATTATAATTTCTTTTGGTCTCTAGATATAGCTAGATTTGGAATAGCATCTTCTAAATCTACTACTATAGATAGATATAATGAAAAGAAAAAATGGTTAGACCTCAACAAGCAGATTAAAAAAGAATTAAAAAATGATGTACCTGACCAAGAAGTAATCACTAGGCTTAAAGAGCAGAGAGATGAATATGCAGAAAAAATACTTGGTAGGTTAGGTCTTTATGTAAAACCTCATCCTGATTATTTGGATGGGGGTTATCATTTTGTAGTAGGTAAGTCTAGAAGAAAGGGGTATTCTTATAAGTTAGCTTTTATATGTGCTAATACTTATAATACAGTTAGAAATTCACTTACTCTAATAGGAGCTTATGAGAAGAAATTTGTAGAACCTACTATGCAGAAAGCTACAGAATATCTTAACTTTATAAATGAATATACTGCCTGGTCTAAAAACAGACTTCTAGATAAGAGAGATATTAAGATGTCAGGATATATAGAAAATATTGGTGGTGTAAATATTGAGAAAGGGTATAAATCTGTTCTAGATGCTACTAGAACTTTTAAAGATAACCCTGATGCCATGCGTGGTGTGGATGCTTATTTTATTCTACTAGAAGAGTCAGGAGCATTTGATAATTTGAAAAATGCTTACAATGCTATTATACCATCTCTAACTGCAGGTAGTAAAATTACAGGACAAATTTGCATCATAGGAACCAGTGGTGACATGTACAAAGGTACTGTAGATTATGCAGATATGTTTTATAACCCTGTTGCATATGGTTTAATGCCTTTCATAAATACTTGGGATGAAGGTGGAGAAAATACTACTTGTGGATTTTTCCATCCTGTCACTTGGAATATGGAAGGTTTTTATGATAGACAGGGTAACTCAGATATAGAAGGTGCAACTAAATGGGAGATGAAGAGGAGACAAAAAATACTTGATAACTCCTCTTCTCCCCTACTTCTACAAAAGCATATGCAGGAGTTTCCTTTATGTCCTGCTGATGCATTTAGTGTATCTAATGTAAATGTATTTCCTGTTACAGAACTGAGAAATCAGCTTAATAAAGTTATAGCAAATAATCTAAATCAAACTAAAGGTACTCCTGTAACTCTTACATATGAAAATGGTAAAGTAAAAGCTATACCTGATATTAAAAAAGAATTACAGCCAATCTATAATTATAAACCAAAATTAGATAATTTAGATGGTTGTCCTATTATTTATGAGTATCCTGTAGATAATGCTCCTAGAGGATTATATAAAATAGGATTTGACCCTTATAGACAGGATATGTCTTCAGGTGTATCATTAGCTGCTATATATGTTGTAAAAGGAGTTCATAAAGGTTCTCAAAGTAAAAACTGTATAGTTGCAGAATATGTAGGTAGACCTAATGAAGCAGATGATGTAAATAGAATTGCTGCAATGTTAGCAGAATTATATAATACAGAAATAATGCATGAAAATGAGGTTACACAGGTTAAGAATTATTTTAGAAGAATAGGTAAATTAAATTTACTAGCTTCTCAGCCTGACAGGGTAATTTCATCCAATATAAAAGAATCTAAAGTAGCTAGAGTATATGGGTGTCACATGAATGCTAAATTAAAAGATGCTGGTGAAAAGTATCTTAAAGATTGGCTTTTAGAAGTACAGGATTATGATGAGCATGGAAATCCTGTTACTACTATAGATACTATATATAGTATAGGTGTTTTAGAAGAGTTAATACAATATAATAGAAGAGATAACTTTGACAGGGTATCAGCTCTATTTATGTGTATGATGCAAGTACAAGAGGAAGCTCTTGGTAAAGTATATGAAAGTAAAGAAAATAATAGCAGGGTCTCTGAAATGATAGCTTTGTTAAACAAAAGAAACAATAGGATGTTATGACAAATGTAAATTTTAAACCTAACCAGAGGTACACTAGAAAACAAAAGGAAGCTAATGATAAGGCATGGTATAAAGAACAGATAGATTCTTTAGATTCTATGGCTTTTTCTGAAGATTTCTTTGGAGGTCAAGATGTAAAAGGAAGAGTTCCTGAATTTTTAAGAATCAGGTCTAATTTTGATATTTATAATGGGATTATAAATAAAGAAGATTTTGATTCTGTATGTAGACCTTATGGAAAAGATGTTGGAGAATTACCTGCAGATTTTACTAATAAGGATATTGTTTCAGGTAAGATAAAATCTTTACTGGGTATGGAAATTAGAAGACCTTTTACTTGGAAAGTACTAGCTGTAAATTCAGAAGCTACTACTAGAAAAGAACAAAAGCAATCTGAAATGATAAGAGATTATGTATATGATTTTATCACTAGACCTATAAGAGAAGATATTGAGAGACAGAAACAAGAAGAAGCTATGGGTAGGGAGCTTACTCCTGAAGAACAAGCTCAGATTAAAGAACAGGTAGAAGCTGAACTTCAAACTAAAATTCCTGAAGAAGTTTGGACTTATATGGAAAGGGAACACCAAGACCCAGCAGAAATTCTATCTCATCAAATTCTAGAATATCTTACTGAGAAACAGGATATAAAAAATAAATTTACTTCAGGTTGGAAAAATGGAGTAATAGCAGGTAAAGAGATATTTTGGGTTGGTGAGGTAGCAGGTGAGCCTACATTAAAAGTTATAAATCCAGTTAGATTTAATTGTGATAGAAGTAATGAAACTGAATTTATTGAAGATGGTGAATGGGCTTGTTATGAGAGTTATATGCTGCCTACTGAGATTATGAGACATTTTAGTTCTGAACTAACAGAACAGGATATTGATGAAATATATGAAATGTATTCTAGAAGAGGAGATGCTTCTTTTAGTAAATATTCTTTTGGTAGAGCTGATGATACTCTAGGAGATGGTGTTAGAGTAGTTCACTGTGAGTGGAAATCTTTAAAACCTTTAAAATTCCTTACTACACAGGATTATGAAACAGGGGAAATTATTGAAGATGTAGTTGATGAATTATATGTTTTAAATCCTGAGGCAGGAGATATTAGTATGAAAACTATATGGGTTCCTACTAAGTATGAAGGATATAAAATAGGTCTTGATAAATATGTAGGTCTTAGAGAAGTTCCAGGACAATATGTAAATATTGATACATTATATGATTGTAAATTATCTTATGTAGGAGCTTACTATGATTATAATAATGGTAAAATCACTTCTATCCTAGATAGAATGAAATACTATCAGTATATCTATAATATCATATGGTATAAACTGGAATTACTTCTAGGTTCTGATAAAGGTAAAGTCCTAGTATTTGATATTAATAAAGTTCCTAAGCAACAGGGTCTTACTCTAGAGCAGTGGTTATATTATTTAGAAGCTAATAAATTTGCTTTCATGGACCCATCTGAGGAGGGTAATAAAAATGGTGCAGATGTTACTAATGCTGTTAAAGAAATAGATTTATCACTAGCTTCAGATATTAAAAAATATATTGAACTTCTAGATTATATAGAAAGAAGATGTGGAGAATCTGTAGGTATTACTAAACAGGTAGAAGGACAAATTGGTTCTAATGAAGCTGTAAGAAATACTCAACAGGCTTTATTTCAATCAGCTAATATTCTTGAGCCTTATTTTGATATACACAATATTGTAAAGAGAAATGTAATACAGCAGTTAATAGAAGTTGCTAAAGCTGCATATACTAAATATCAGCCTGAATATCTAAACTATGTTCTAGATGATATGTCAGTAAGAATGCTTAGTATAGATTATGACCTTTTAGAAAATTCTACTTATTCTGTATTTACTTCTAACTCTGCTAAATCTGTAGAAGCTCTAGATACTATTAAGCAACTGTCTCATGCAGCAATGCAAAATCAAATGATTGATTTAAGTGATGTTCTTGTTATTATGAATGCTTCATCTGCTAAAGAAGCTGAAGAAAAATTAAAAGCTTCTGAAGAACAGAAAAATAAAAGAAATCAAGAAATGCAGCAACAACAAATGGAAGCTCAACAAAAAGAAGCTCAAGCTCAAAGAGAATGGGAAGAAAAAATTCTTGATAAGAAACATGCTAATACCATTGAGGAAATTAAAACTAAAGGAGAACTTGACCTTCAAAAACAAGCTATGCTTTCAGTTGGATTTAATGAGGATAAAGACATTGATAAAGATGGTGTACCTGATGTTCTTGAGATTTATAAGGCAGGAGTTGATACTGAACTTAGGACTAGAAAATTAGATATAGAAGAAGCTAGACTTGAGGAAAGTAAAAAACAGCATGAAGATAGAATGAAACTTGAGAATAAAAAGATGGAATCTCAAATAGCAAAAAGTAAAATAACATCTTAACTAGTATTGTCATTTATGGTATCAAATGCTATAAATGACAATGTTAAGATTAAAATGAATAAAGTTTAAATTTAAAATTAATTTTGTAAACAAGTAGTAACATTATGGCAAATGAACAAATGGAATCCTTTGAGTGGGATAGTAACATTGATTTTTTTGGTGTTGAACCTACATTAAGAGACAATGAAAATTCTTCTGAAAGCTCTGCTAAATCAGAGGAAATAGATGAAGAAATAGATGCAAATGGTGAAGATAATGATATTGATGTACCAGCTAAAAAATCTAAAAAATCTAAAACTGTAGTAGAAGAAGAATCTGATGAAGATGATATTACAGTAGAAGATAATTTAGATGAGGAAGATGAAGATGATAAATCTTCAGAGCCTAAAGGTGAAGTTTCAGTTTTTACTGACCTTTATAAAGATTTAAAAGATAAAGGACTTTTCAAACACACTGATATTGATGAAGATGAGGATTTAGATTCAGAAAGATTCTTTGAACTTCAAGAAGAAGAAATTGAAAAAGAAATTGAAAATAGGCTTAATAATTGGGCTAACAATGAACTTGATGAAGATGCTAAAGCTTTAATAGAGTTTGTTAGAAATGGTGGTAAAACTCAGGATTTCTTCAAAGTTTATAATTCTCAAAATTCTATTCTAGATGGAGATATTGAAGATGAGAATTTCCAAGACAGACTTATTAGAATGCAACTTAGTGATAAGGGTCTAGAAGATGATGAAATTGAAGATACTCTAGAAACTTTATCAGATAATGGTAAAAAACAAAAAGTTGCTGAGAGATACCTTAAAAAACTTCAGGAAGAAGCTGAAGAAGAAAGGAAAGAGCTTCTAGAAGAAAATAAAAAGAAACAGGAGCAAATTAAAAAGAATGAACAAGCCTTTACTTCAGAAATTAAAGAATTACTTAATAAGACTGAAGATATTAAAGGAATTAAATTTGATAAATCAGCTAGACAGGAGGTTTTTGATTTCTTAACTAAGAGAAATATTAAAGAAGGAAATTCAGTTATGACTGGATTTAATAAAGGTCTAAAAGCTGTATTTGAAGATAAAGAAAAGGTTTTATTACTAGCTAGGTTAATACAGACAGATTTTGATTTTTCTAGTATTGAGAGACAAGCTAAAAATAAAAAAACTAAAGAAATAAAAACAAATTTAGAACAAAGAGGTAGCCTTAGAAGTAATGATTTTGGAAGTTCATCTAAACCTTCTAGTAAAATGGGCTGGTTCAAATAAATAATAATTAATAAGTAAAAGATTATGTCATTACAAAACAATGGTATTGTGGCAGAGAGAATACACTATTTCTCTAAGATGACTGAGTTGAATAACTTGGGTCATGCTTTAGCTATCCAGCCACATCAATTTGAAGGGAAGATGATGCAACTCTTCTCCACGAAAAGTTATTTTTCTGATAACCCACTTTCTAGTATAGCTTGGAAAGAAGGAGCTAGAGAAGAAATCTCTTCTAATGAGTTTGAATGGAGAATGAAAGGTGCTAATGCTAGACACCTAGTAGTTCTTGAAAATATAGAGCCTTCTTCTAACTTGACTTTAGGAAAAGGTAGAACTACTTTCAGAATTAAATTAGACCAATCTTGGTATGGTGTAGGTGATGTTATAACTCCAGGTACATCAGGACACAGATATCAATGTAGAATTCAAGAAGACCCAGTTCCACATGGAAATGGATTTGTGTATGTAGTTAGATTAGTATCTGACAACTTTAATGATTTTATCCCTCAAGCTTTAGTTCAAGCTGGACAAAAATGGATTAAATTATTCTCTACTTATGGAGAAGGAGATGTTAGAGATGGTACTACTCAATTAGCTACTTCTTATAAATTTAGAGGTTCTCTTGGTAAATTGAGAAAACACTACTCTGTAACTGACTATGTAGCTGAACAAGTACTTGCTGTAAGAATGCAAGACTCTAAAGGAAAAGTTCATGACAAATGGATGAACTACTGTGAGGTTGAGTTCTGGCAACAATGGTATAGAGAAGTTGAGAGAGCTTACTGGTATAATAGAAAAGCTACTACTGTAGAAAGTTCTACAGGTAGAAATGTAGATTCATTTGCTGGTATTCACCAACAACTTGAAAGTTCTAGACAAGAATATTACACAGAACTTACAGCTAGACTTCTTGAAGACTTCTTGATGGATGTTAGCTACTCTAGAGTAAAACCTGGTTCTAGAAAGAAAATCAGAGTATTTACAGGAGAAGTAGGTATGTTACTATTCCACAGAGCAATGCAAGATTTGCTAGATAAGAGAGGTTGGATGATTGGTGATTCAGTAAAAGCAGCTCAATCTGTTAAATCTGAATACAGCCCTAATGCTTATGCAGTAGGATACCAATTCGTAGAATATATCATGCATAATGGTACTTCTCTAGAATTAGTACATAACCCAATCTATGATGATACAGAGATTAACACTGAGATTGACCCTATTACAAGTAAACCAGTAGAATCTATGAAATTTACTTTCCTAGATTTCTCAGGAGAAGGTGATGATTCTAACATCAAGATTGTTGATAAAAAAGATGGATTTAAGTTTGGTTACCAAGCAGGTCTAGTATCTCCTTATGGTCCAGCTAAAGGTGGTCTTATGTCACACGCAGGAGAGTTCTACTCTATGCATGTCTCTAAGGAAACTGCCATTAAAATCCATGACTTTACTAAGTGTGGGCAACTCATCTTTAAGAGAGTTTCTGCTTAATATTTTCATACTTTAAATGTTTAGGGGGTAGGAAAACCCTACCCTTTAGCATTTAAAAAATTTTAGTAACATTATTTAAAAAACAGTAGACAATATGGCAATTATTCAAGTAAGACCTATAGAAAAAGAAGAATGGCATGGTAACTCAGGATTAAACAGCTTTACAGCTCCTAAGGTTATTCAGGCTCTAGTTTCTTTAGATACAGGTAAATATGCAACAGGATTATCTAATGAAGATAGAATTAGATTAGAAAAAGCTACAGGATTTGATTTATCTGATAATTATACTCCAGGTACTCCACATCCATTTTGGTCTAGCCCTGCTGCTAAAGTAGTACTAGAAAATGGTACAAACATTTTTAAAACAGAAAACCCTTTAGATGAAATTAAAGTAAGTATTTTAAAGGCTTCTGATATGGTGGCAAATTCACAAACAGAATATAATGAAGGTCATTTTCCAAATGCTATTTTTATTATATTTGATGAAGAAGAAGAAGTAGAAGTTAAAGCTTCTAAACTAGCAATTAAAAATAAAGTTATTGTAGAACTTCAAAAACTCTCTAAAGAAAGAAAAATTGAAATTGTACAAATCCTTCTAGGACTTTCTGTAAGAAAACAATCTGAAGATTATATAGATTTGAAGATTGATGAGTGTATAGAGAAGAAAGGTGCAGAAATAGTTTTAGATTTGATTAACAGAGATAAAACTAGAACAGCAGTTCACTCTATGATTATTGAAGCTCTTTACAAATCTGTTCTTAGAAAAGAAGGTTCAAGAATCTATTATATGGATGATGAATTAGGATTTGATATGGAATCTGCAATAGATTATCTTTCAGATAAAAAGAATCAAGCTCTGAAAGTTCAAATTTTAGAAAAAATTACAGACTAAATAAAACTGATATGACTATAAAAGATATGCACTATGACTTCAAAATGAAGTTAGACAAGGTGGATTCACAACAAAATAGGAATTTAAAAGTTCCTGAAATTGATTGGAAATTAAATGAAGCACAAGAAATTTTTGTAAAACTTGTGGCTGAACCTCGTAGTGTAAATCATTTAGGTTTTGAATTTAGTCAGAGAAATATAGATGATATTAGAACTATAGTTGTAAATTCAATGCCTTTGTATACTACTCAGGTTGATGATACATCTTATTATGTTGAACTTCCTGACAACTATATGTTCTATATATCATCCAAAGTAAAAATAAAAAAAGAAAATTGCTCTTCTAGATTAGCTTCATGTATGTTAGTAAGACATGATGATAAGCATGAGGAAGACCCATTTAGAAGAAGTTCTTATGAATGGAAAGAAGTAAATATTAGATTTTATGACAAAGGTATAAGAATATTTACTGATGGTACATTTGTAGTAGAAGAACTATTATTAGATTATATAAAAATACCACAATATATACATAATGCTGAGAGCTTTCTTCCTGCTGGAAAATATAAGTTACCAAATGGTAAGTTACTTGAAGGTAAGGTAGATTGTGAACTTCCTGAAATAACTCACAAAGAAATTGTTGATATTGCAGTATTTTTAACTAGTATGGATATGTCTAAACAGGATATATCTGTAAAAAGTACAAAATTACAATTTAACCAATTAAACTAAATTAAATTATGTCTAAAACAAATCCAGTTTTCAGAGTATTGGTTACTAAAGGGGATAAACAAGCCCTTGCTGGGAACAAGCATGTTAGTGAGCTAGAACCAGGTCAAATAGGTGTATTTGATGCTGAGTCTCACAAAGCACTAGATGGAACTAAAAAAGTTAATGCTTTTTACATTGCAGTAGGTGTTGATACTGATGGTGATGGTAAGACTGATGATATTGTAAAATCTACAGGTAATTCAATCAATCCTTTCCAAATTACATCATATACATTCAAACCTCACTCTGCAGGTAGAAACATGATTGTAGCTCTTAAAGACTACATTGCAAGAGAAGATTCTCTATATGGATTGAAATTTACATTTAATAATGCTAGACTTCAAGACCTAAATGGAGTAAACCTTGTAACAAAAAATTACATTGTAAAATCTCCTTGCAAAACTCCATGTGCAAAAGGATGTCCAACTTCAGATGCTAACATCATTACAAAAAAATTGTATGAAGTTATTGCTGCTGATGAGGATGGGCTATTGAAAGTTAGAATTAAACCAAGAGGTACTGTTACTGCAGCAGGTGTAACTCCAGTAGATGGATATATCACTTTAGCTGATGTTGATAAGCTTATTGCTTATAACAAAACTCAAACAGACTCTTCTACTTGGGTTTACTCTGACCTAGAATTTGAAACTGTACCTACAGCTATTAGAAAAGTTTGTGGATATGATGAATCTTATTCTTACCACAGACAAACTAATGTATTGGTATCTAAAGTTGAAGAATTTGAATGTACAGGTGTATTAGAAGTTACTCAAAAACTTGCTATTGAACAAGGTTCAGGATTTGAAGTTAGAGAACTTGAAGCTATCCAAGCTGGATGGTTAGGTACAATGTACAGAGCTACTTCAAATGGTATTGCAAGAGGATTTGTTTCTTATGCAGAAGTTGGAACACCTTATGATATGATTACTGTTAATTATGACAAGGTAGAAGTTAATAACCATGACAACTTCCATCTTCCTCAAAGTACATTTATTGCTGTACCTGAAGCAGATACACAAACAAGAGATTCTATTGTAGGATTACTTGACAAACTGAATGTAAAACCTTTTGATGCATTGGCTGATGATGCAACTGCAGCTAACACTACAGCAACTGCTGTTGAAGAAGCATCTACTGCTAATGATGTTACTAAAGATGGGTTAGCTTAATGCTAACCTTTCTTCTAGTAATTAAATTGAATTAGATTTTTATGAGCATAGTTAATACAGAAATGGGCTTTAAACTTGAAAGAACTTTAGAGTCTATTAAAATATGGAAAATAGCAGATAAAAACATTCAATTTGAATTATATAGAAAAAATGGTTGTAGGAATTCTTATACTAAACTTACAGAGAAAACTGATATAGGAAATATCTTTGTTGATATAAAAAATCCTTTTGAAGCTGGAGTTTATAAAATAAGAATTTACTCTCAAAAAGATGTAACCTATCATGGTTATAAAGAATATGAATTTACAAACTATCTTCAACTTTTAAGAAATCTAATTGAAGAAATTAAGAAAAGAATTTGTCAATGTGATTGCTCTGAAGATTGTGCAGGTGATGATAAGCTAGAAAATCTTTTATTGAAGACATTAGCTTTTTATATGGTAAATTCAGATTATTATAAATTTTTCTATGATAATGCTATAGATTGTTTTAAATGTGGTATTATTGAAAATATAGATTGTCTAATAGCAGGAGAATTTATTACTGGTAAAACTAAGAATAAAGAGTTCTTTAATAAAGTACTTGCATTCTTTTTTATTTTATTTTACATAGGTGAGAAGGCAAGAAAAACTTGTTGTACAAATGCTGTTGATGATTTATTTGAGTATGAAAATGTTATCAGATGTGTAGAAAAATTAGGAATAAATGTAAATTGTATTGAACAAGCACTTTACAAACATCCTGATTATAAAGTAAGTAATGATGACTTTAAAGAGTTAGAATAAAATGTGTGATAACTGCAATAAAAGAAAAAAAAATTCTTGTAACACACCTGTTACATTAATTTGTAAAGATAAAAACCCTTGTGAGAAAAAGGGTAAACTTCTTGTTAGTAATAAAGATGGAGAAAAAGTTACTGATATAAATCAGGAAACTTCTCATGTCCTAGCTAACCATGAAGAATTACAGTTTGAAAATGCACCTGAAATTTCTCAGGGAGCAGTAACTTTGGGTCTGTCAAAAAGTTTTAAAGATAAACTTGATGAGGCTATAAAAAATAAAAAAGTTGAGGTTATCAACAAAAATGTTGGTAGTGGTGTAGGTGTTTTTAAAGACTTTATAGAAAACTCTGAGAAGAACAAAGAGTACAATTTTAAGACACTTAAAGCTGGAGTAGGGGTAACTATCCAGGAACAAGAAGAAAATACTGAGATTCTTCTTAAAACAGATGAAGATTATCTTAAGAAAAAAATTCTTGAGGTTTCTCCTCCTGTAGTATTTGACCCACCTGTTGAAGATGGTGGAAGTGTAGGTAGAGGTATCCCTATTTATCAGAAGCTAGAAGATAAGAGAATTAAACTTTCCACTTTAAAATCTAAATCTTTAGATATAAATAAAGATGAAGATGGTACTATTAACATTGAGGTAATAGATAAAAATTTTAGTTACCTAAAAGCTTTCTATGTAAATAATACATATGAACCTACAAAAGATTCTCCTTCTGATGGTTCAGTGATTAGACCTTTCAAAACTTGGGAAGAAGCTAAAAAAGCTGTAGTTGGTAATGGGAATATTTTAAGACCTCAGAATCTAAATGCTAGAATTATCTTACAAACTGATGCTAGAACTGATATAAATCCTACTATAAATACTGTAACAGTAGAAATTCAGAATAATAATACATTCTTCTATGATGGAGCAGATGATTATATGTTTGATTCTGAAGTTCTAGTAAATATGGCTAAAGTAGATAAAGGTGGTGGTAATTACGAATTATCATCTGATATCTATTTTGGTATAGTAGGTAATGGTATTTTATCTAGAAGTAAAGGTACAGGTCATATTAGAGCTATAGGAAGTAATAGACCTACTGAAGGTATTCCAGCTAGTAGTAGATATGTAAAAGTGACTATTGGAGAAAATAGTACAGATTCTATTTCTATTACTGAAAGAACAAATTACCCTGAATATACTTGGTTTGACCAATTAATTTCTAATGGAGGAGCTACACAACAATCTATTAGGGGTACAGAAATGAAGTATACAACTTCAGCTATGATTACTAATCCACTTATTAAAATAATTGGAGATAATGGTAATATAGTTAATTCACCTGTATCTAGTAAAGGAGATATAAAATTAGATTGTTTTGCTAATACAGGAGTCTATATAAGAGATTGTATTTTTACTACTGACAGAATTTACATAAATCCTATTGTAAATAGAATTTTTGTAAAATCAGGTACTATGACAAATAATGCACATCCTTCGTATTATGAATATGAATCTGCAGCAGCTCCTGCATTTTATTGTCAAAACTCTTTATTTTATGTAAATAGTATTTATCATAATTCAGGTGGTACTATGAACCATATGGGTTGGAATACATTTTTTGAAATTGTTGGTTGGTTTAAATTAAATGGTACTATAAATTATGATACTTCATATTATGTAGAAACATTCTTTAATTTGAGAGATTATACTGCACCAGGTAACTATGTATCTAATAAAAGAGATTTTTATGTAAATGGTAGAAGTAATCCTTCAAATATAAATTGTAGAATTAAAAATCTATTTGTGTTTCCAATAGGTGTAGGAGATAAAGAGTTAAATGCTATTATGCCTAGTACAGTTTTAAATACAAATAATTATAAATCTGCTAGATTTACAGAAAGCGGTTTAAAATTTAATATAGATACATTAGGAACACTATCTTCTATAAATTCAGTACCATTTATAACTGTACCACATATGAATAGTGCAAATATTATTGTCCCTGAAAATAGACTAGATACTGAAGGTGGTAATAGTAGAGTTGCAGCTTATGGGTTAGGTGGTGCATTATACACTGTAAATGCAGGATACACAAATTCTCTTTCAAGAAATAAAATAATTAAATCTACATAATATGTCAGCAAGAGATTTATTAAAAAAAATACAAAGACACTTAAAAGAACCACATGAATGTAATGGTTCAGGAAGTGGTGGAGGTGGTAGTGCAGACTTAACACCTTATGCTAGGAAAGATGCAGCAGGTATGTCTAATTCTGATGCTCAGAATTGGGCTAATACTATTAAACCATATCTACCTACAGGAGGTGGAGGTGGTTCTCCTGCTGCACCTCAGAATATTCAAAAAACTATTGAGACAGGTAATACTTATACTTTTAGTGATGCTACTAATCATTTGAAGCATGACTTTAAAAATACTAGTTTTGAAGTTGGAGAGGATAATACATACAAATCTTCTATCAATTTAAAAAAAGATGGTATTAAGGTAGGATATGAAACACCTGCTATATTCAATGGTTTAGAATCTAAAGAATATTATACAACTATTCATGCATATGAATTATTTGTAAAAGGTTCTAGATATTCTAATGATAGTAATCCTGCTATAGATAAAGTAGCTGTTGTAAACTATCAAACAGGTAGAGTTAATACTTTAACTTATGCTGAGGTAGGTTACAAAATTGTAGGAGCTAACAATGAAATTTTCATAGGTACTGATAATTCTACAGGTCAAAATACAAATAGAACTGCCAATGTTTCAGTAGGTACAGAGAATTTTAAAAGTTTAGCTACTGATTCTACTAGTAATATTGCTATGGGTTATAGTGCTGGTAAAAGCACCACAGGTTCTAGAAATACATTCTTAGGGACATTTGCAGGTTATAATCAAAAGAATGGTTCAGATAATATCTTTATAGGTTATAATGCAGGTGGTGGAGCTGAGAATTCTACAGGGAATGTTTTTATTGGAGCTAATGTAGGGACAGGTTTAAGAGGTCAAGTTTCACTTGATGATATTAAACAAAGTTCCCCAATTTTTGAAGAATATACTAAAGACACTAATCTAGCTAGAGATTTAGGTTTTGATACAGCTACTCAGAAGTTTAATTCTACAGCTAATATCTTAATTGGGTATCAAAGTACCGCTTTAAATAATACTATCAATAGAGCAATAGGTTCAATTGGAATTGGTTATCAACCTTTAACAAGTGCAGGTTGGAGATTATACAATTCAATTAACATTGGTCATTTTATTTATGGTGGAAGAGTACCTTTCAATTACTATAATGTAATTACTATTGGTAACCACATTAGACCAGGTTCTACTTATGGTTCATTACATATAGATAATGGTATTGATAAAAGAATTTCTAGTGCTGATACTCTTATTTGGGGACAATTTGAAAATGCTAAATATAGTTATAAGAAACAACTGAAAATAAATGGTATTTTCTCTTTGAATACATCTTACATGGAGAAAGCTGATGATTTAAGAAATCACAGACTTTTAGTTAGACAAGATGTAACAGGTCAAGTAAAATATGTAGACCTTACAGATTTACCATTTACTAAACCAAATCCTAACTTGCTTAGAAGTTCTTCCTTACCTATGATGGCACCAAATGATACAGGTACGGGTATATCAAGTATTCAAGAGGAAGCTACAGGTAAATTTGTAAGATATACTCCAACAGCAGGTAAAAAAGTTTGGTTGTATGGGTTTAAGTTTCCTGGCAATGGAAATGGTAAATATTCTAGAAGTGTTATTGTAAGACATAATCATACTGCTGATTTAACTGTATGGGGGCAAACTGTAAAACCAAATACTTGGACTAGGATAAAACAAGATGCTTATACTAGTACTAGTGAATGGCAAATTTTTGATATTGTTACTCCTGATGTTGTAGTGGACTTGAAACAATATAAACTTGAAGAAAGTCCTGTAAGTACAGATTGGGTAGCTCATGTTGATGATACATTAGGTTCAGGTGTAGAAGAAGCTCCTGCTAATGGTAAAATGTATGTGAGACAAAATGGTAGATGGGTTCAAGTAACTAAAGAATTATTACAAAATCTTTTAAATTAATAAATTATGGAAATAGCTATTGAAACAACCAAAGAATTCCAATTTGATGGGGATAGAGCTGGTTTTATTAGAATGGAAATACAATCTGTTACTAATGATATTATCAGTGAAATTTATACATTAAATATTCTAGATTCAGCTTTTAAAGTTGAAGAAGTTCAAGTAAGAAAAGAAAATCCTGAAAGTGAAGAAGATATTTTTGAAACTTCTACTGCTAGATTTAATATTGCATCTAAACTTAGAACAATTTCTAAAAGTTACAAAGATTTAGATAATCTAGCAAAACTTCTAGGATTAAAAAGAGAGAATTTTAAGACTGAAACCCAGTATATAAACACTTTATTCAGTAAAGGTCTTATTATGATTACTCAACATGAGTGTGTATCAGGATATATGGGAGAGAATTTAGGTAGATATAAAACTACTGCTATGGATTGGAAAGATGTAAGTAGATTAGAAGAAGAACCTATAATATAAAAATTATGAAGATTTTAAAATTTTTAGGAGATTTTTTATTATTTTGCCTAGCATTATTTTTATTCATACTACTAAGTTTTATTAACCTAGCTTGTGTAATTTATATTTTTAAAGATTTAAATTATTTTAGACAATCTGCTGTTAATATAGATAAATTTAGTAATAGTGAATTTAGAACTTTATTTAACCTAACCTTAATAACAAAAGAGGGTTATAAGTTTGGAAATCCAAATGAAACTATAAGTAGTACTCTAGGTAAAAATGAAAAAAATAATACTTTAAGTTTAATAGGAAAAGAGTTAGTTTGGTTACTAAATTTAATTAATAAAGACCACTGTAAAAAATCTATTGTTGAAACATAAAAAAATTTAATAAAGATGGAAGAAGAAATAAAAGATTATGAAGTACAAAATCAACAAGAAGTTTCTGAAGATATTTCTATTCCACAAAGCAATGGTCTAGCAGTAACTGAATCTATAAGTAGATTTACAATACTCATAGCAAAGTATCCCGCAGCATTTGTGGGTGCTTTGTTTGGAGTAATGTTTTTAATAAATCATTATATTGCTAATAGAAGATATGAAGAAGAAATTGTGCAATGGAGAGAACTCTATATAAAAGAGAAAGATAAGAATGATGATTTACAAAATCAGTTACTTATTAAAGCTGGTATAATTGAAAGACTCAAAAAAGAGGATGATACTATTAAAAATAAAACTGAGGATACAGTTAAAGAAGTTTTAAAACTAGACCAATAAAAAATTCTTAATATTATGAATACACATAAAAAAGATTTAATAATAGGTGCTTTAATAGCAATAATCCCAGTTTTAGGACTATACCTGTGGGAAAAATATATGAGGGATGATAAGGATGAAAAATTACTACAGGAGATTAAAAATACTCAGCAATATGTTGAGAATAAAAAACTTGCTCCTGTAGTAGTTTATCAAACTAAGGATAGTATTATTCATGCTAGAAAAATGGATATTCCTGTAGCTAGTATAGATGCAGCAATTAGTAAGGCTCACAAAACTTATGTTAAGGATACTTTAATAAAAGCTCTTAATATTAGTGTAGATAAAATTACTGAACTCACTCAAATTAAAGCTAGACTTGAGGGAGAATTAAAAGCTACAAAACAGGAATTAGCCCAAAATAAAGCTAAAGTTACACATTACAAGGATAAGTATCTAGAAGCTACAACTATAGAAGATAGTACTGGTAATACACTAAAATATGCTTACAATGCCAGTTTAGATGTAGTTCAATATGAAGATAGAAAAAACTGGTTTTCTCAAAAAAAAAGTTACATAGACATATCAAGTCCAGACAAAAATTTCAAAGTTAATGATATGGAGAGGTATAAAAAAGAAATTAAAATACCTAACAAAAGATTTGGAATTGGTGTGAATATTGGATATGGAGCTTATTTACAGGGAAAACAAGTCTATCTAGGACCTTACGCAGGTGTAGGCTTACATTATAATCTAATTAAATTTTAAATGTCTGATATAGTCCTTATTATAATTCTAATCTGCCTTATGAAATTTATACCTATGTTGGTAGATTATTACATAAAATACAAAAGGAAAAAAATTAGAAAAAACAAATTGAAAAAATTATGGAAACAAAAAAAATCCAATACAAACTTGGAGAAAGAAGTTTAAAAAATTTACAAGGTGTTCATCCTGATTTAGTAAAAGTAATGAAGACTGCTATTACTAATAGTCCAGTAGATTTTACAATTACTAATGGACTTAGAACTACAGCTGAACAACAAGCAATTTATGCTAAAGGTAGAACTAAACCTGGACCAATAGTAACATATGCTGATGGTGTTAGAAATTTATCTAATCATCAAGATGAAGCTGATGGTAAAAAAGATGGGCTAGGTTCAGCTGTAGATTTATATCCTTTCTTTTTAGGTCAAGTACAGGTAAATCATAAAGACACTATTGCTAGACTAAAAGAAATTGCAGCTCACATTAAAAAAACTGCTCAGGAATTAGGTATAGCTATTGAGTGGGGAGGAGATTGGGTAAAACCATATGACCCACCACATTTCCAACTTAAAAGAAAAAAATAATGGAAAAATGGGATAACATTTTTGTAATGTTAAGACCTGTAAGTGTTTTTATTATAGTTTATCTTTTTTATTATAGAGATTTAAAACATGGAGGAATTTATGCTTTCTTATTTACAATACTAGGAACTATAGTTTGTATAACACTTGAAAGGTTTATTAAGCCAAATTTTGCTGTAGATTTTATAGCTTATTTTATAACTCAGCTATTATTTAATTGCTTCTTTGGTAGATATTTAGTTTAAAATAAAATAATTTAGCTTAATTTTGTATTGAGCTAAATTATTTTTATGTATTCAGATTTAACCTTAGAAGAAAGAAAAGAAATTACAGCTATAAGGAGAGACCTTACAGCATTTTTTAATAAAATAAAATTTGATGAACCTTCTCATTCATATACTATAAATGGTAAGAAATTAGAGGCTACATCTCATTTTATACATAGGTATAAACCACACTTTGATTCTGAGAAAATGTCAGCTCTTGTGGCTCAAAAACAAGGTAGAACACAAGAAGAAGTTTTAGCTGAATGGGAAAAAATAAAAAATGACTCTTGCACTTTAGGAACAGCTATACATTTATTTGGTGAGGATTATGTGAATTCTAATTTTACACTAGAACCTACAAATGAATTTGAAAAAGCAATAGTTGCATTTTGGGATACTAAACCTAAACACATAGTTCCTGTAAAGTTAGAACTCCAAATGTATAGTGAGGAATTTGGTATAGCTGGAACAGCAGATATTATATGTTATAACCTGAAAACCAAGAAGTTACTTTTATTAGACTATAAAACCAATAGGGACTTATTCAAGAATTATAAAGAGCAAAAAATGCTTCCACCATTTGATAATTTCTTAGATTGTTCTTTCAATATGTATAAGTTACAGTTATCTATGTATCAATATTTTCTAGAACAAACTGGGTATGAAGTAGAAAGTAGAACTCTTATATGGTTAAAACCTGATGGGACTTATGAAACTCACAAAATAGAAAGTGTTAAGAATACACTTTTAGAAGAAATGATAAAATATAAAAACCAATGAAAATAGAAGAATTAATATACAGGATACAAAATCTATATTCTAGGGGTAATCCTAGTGATGATAGTAGACTGTCTAATAGACTTATTTATAATAAGCTCATAGGTATAAGAAGTTTACTTCTTTCTCAAGAAGCAAATAAAAAACAAAAAATTTCTAGATGGAATTTTCAACAAATTAGTTGTATTGAACTCATAGAAGTTCCTACACATGATTGTCCTTGTATTCCACCTGTAGGATGTAAAATGCTTAGGAGTAGATATAAACTTCCTAAACCTCTTACAGGAATTAATGGTCATTTAATTGAGTCTGTTTTTACTATTGATAAACAAATAAAAATAGATGAGATACCTTTTACAGCTTACTCCTATCAAAAAGGTAATAAATACACAGCAAAGAAAACTAACTTCTTTATTCACAATGATTACCTATATTTAACTACACCTAGTAGAATTAGAGTAGTTTCTCTTGTAGGTTTATTTGAAGACCCTGTTATAGCTTCTAGCTTCTCAGGATATTGTGATGATAAAGATTGTAAGGATTGTCACTGCAAAGATTATTTACAAGAAGAATTTCCCATTGAAGCTTCTAAAATAGATACTCTTATAGAAATGTCTGTAACTGAATTACTACAAATATTTGGTACAGCTCATAAGGATAATTATAATGATGGTAGAGAATTAATAACACAGTAATGCCTAAGAAAAGATATTTTTTAAATAGCAGTGATGGTTACAAGGTTTATAAAAAATCTGTAAAAAGACCATTAGATAAAAAAGATTTTGTTCTAGTGATAAATGAGTATTTCCAATTTATAAGTAAGAAACTTGTAGATACTGGTCATATTCTTTTACCTGAAAGACTTGGTAAAGTAGAAATAGTAGGGAGAAAATCTAAAGTTACTTTTGAAGAAGGTAAAATAAAAGGTCTAGCTCCTGATTGGAAAGCTACTAAAGAGCTATGGGAAGAAGACCCTGAAGCTAAAAAAAATAAACAGCTTGTGTATCATTTTAATGAAAATACAGGTGGTATTAGATATAGGTATAATTGGTATAAAACAAGAGTTATTGCCAATAATAAATACTATTATAATCTAGTAATGACTAGGAATAATAAAAAAGCCCTCAATAAAAAAATTATGGAGGGTAAAGAATATTTAATTGTAAAATAATGGGAAGAGTTATAAAATATACTGGTATAGATAGAGTTTTATCTAAACTATACAGAGATTTAGGCTTAGAAGAAATTTCTGAAACTGATGTTATAGAATGGGCTGGAGAAGCTTTAGAATTTACTAATACTCCCACAGTTTATGAAAAAGCTGTTACATTTTTAGAAGTAAAAAATTTTAGAGCTGAAATTCCAAATGGTCTTCATAGTATAATTCAAATTGCTAGAAATATAGAATATACAGGAGAAAAAATAAAAAAGATATGTCCTATTGATTTATGTCTAGAATGTGAAGATATATGTCTAGAAGATGAAGATTGTATCTGTGATGAGTGTAATAAAGATATTTGTCCTGATGAAATGCTAAATGAAATTTCATATTTTACTTATGCAGGAGAAATAAATAAATTACTAAATTCTTTGTTTTACAGGAATAAATTTCAGCCTGTAAGACTTTCTAATCATACATTTTTTAATAGGTTAGTTTGTCCTGAAGACCCTGAAATTTATAAAAATATTTCAGGTTATGATGAATATGGTGTAGAGGGAGATACTCTCAAATTTTCATTTCCTGAAGGTCAAATAGCTATTAGTTACTATAAACAAAAAGTTGATAAAGAAACAGGTTATCCTATGATACCTGATGATGTAAGTGTAGTAAATGCTATAACATACTATATTACTTGGAAATTTATGCAAAGAATGTATTTTTCAGGTAGAGAAGGTTATGCTGAAAAAATGCAATATGCTGAAAAGCAATGGGGTTGGTATTGTAAGCAGTCTGTTAATAAAACTATGATGCCTCATGGTGTAGATGAACATCAGAATTTATTGGAGGAAAGATATAAAATGCTTCCTGACAGAAATGCATATTATAAATATTTTGGTAAAATTGGTAAATCATAATGGAAAATACAGAAGAAAAAAATATAACCACCTTTAATGGTGGTATGAATACTGACATATCTCCATTAGTTCAGGAGCAAGGTTCTTATAGATATGCCTTAAACACTCTAGAAATGAATGATGAGGGTGAACAAGGTTTTATATCTAATGAAGAAAGTAATTTAGATGTTGCTTCATTTCCATTAGGATATATTCCTATTGGAAAAGTTTATATTGGAGATGGAGAAATTTGTGTATTCCTAGTTAATCCTAAAGAAAATGTAAGTGAGATTGGTGTATTTAATACTAAAAATAATACTTATGTTACAGTAGTAAATGATACAAATTCACCTGTAAAAAATAAATTATTATTTAATATAGAATACCAAATTCAAGCTACATACAGATTGAGGAGAGGTTGTGAGAAAATAGTTTATTGGACAGATAATTTAAATCCTCCAAGAAATTTTAATTTTGGAAAAATAAATTATTATAAACAGAATGGTCAATGGACTTCTAAAAGATTTTCTTTATTTAAAAAATCTACTTCTATACCTAGACTTATCAATGCTAGTGTGGTAGAATCTCAAGGTTTATTAAAGCCTGGAAGTTATACTATTATGATGCAGTATCTAGATGCTGACCAAAATGCTACACAATGGCATGAGCTAATTTCTAATATCTATATTTACAATGATAGTACTACAAGTCCATTTAAAGATATACATGGTTCTATTAGATTAGGTACAGAGAAAGATGAAAATCTAAAATACTACCAGTATGAAGATACAAATAAAGCTATTGAAATAGAGGTAGATGATTTAGATTATAATTTCTCTTATGTAAGGTATGCTATCATAGAATATACATCAGGTATTGGTGTAATTTCTAATGTAGTATATTCAGATTTATATTCTATAAATAATAGGAGATTTGTTTATGATGGTAGAAATGCTTACACAAAAGGTTCTATTGAAGAGGTAAAATTATCTAAAGCTAATATAGATTTAGAAAGAGCTGCTCATATAGAACAAATTGAAAATAGGTTAATCCTAGCTAATACTCATAGTAAGGATGTAAAACCTCATTTACTTCAAAAATATGCTTCTAAAATTGCTACTGACTGTACAATTCAATCAGTAGAATTAGATAATATAAATGACCCTAGAAGTATCAAAAATCCACTTTTAGCTCACTATGGTATTGGATATCAGGCTGGAGAAGTTTATTCATTTGGAATTATTTATCAGTTTGAAAATGGAGATTTTTCTCCTGTATTTCATATTCCTGGAAAAAATCCAAATACTAAATATAGAGATAAAAAATACACAACAGGTGATAACATATTTCCTATGTCTAATAGGGATAATGTAAATATCAATGAAAAATATGAGAGTAATAGTTCTTGTGAAAATACTTCTTATTGGGGTAAAGATGCAGAAGGTTTTGAACTAGAAGATTCATCTGTAAGACACCATAGATTTCCTACTAGGAAAGAGTTAGATATTGAATTGGTAGAGACTAATACAACAACTTCAGGTGGAGGAATAAAAAAATATTTAGTATTAACTTATTTTCCTGGTACTTTAAAACCATCTGTAACTTGTAAAAATGATGATGGTGATGATATACCTAACTGTACACCAGAAAAAGCTGTAAAATTTGAGTTAAAAATAAAATACACATTAAATGGTACAGATGTAGAAGATGTATTTTCAATAGACCCTGATAATGTAGAAGGTGCTATTAATACTCGTACACATATTTCTAATAGTGTAAATAATGTTTCAGAAATAATGAATTTGGAAGTTTTTACTAAAACTAAAACTGAAACAAATTGGACTAAAATGAATATGCAAGAAGAGGTAATAAATAATGGTGGTTTTATAGATAATAAAGTTTTAATTGATAGGTCTAGAGCATCAGAAGGTATAGTGCCATATATATACTATTCTTACAATCATTTATATGAAGTAAATACTAGTAAAGTTAATAGTAAAATATTAGGTGTAAAATTTTCAAACATTGAAATACCATCTGAAGAAGAAATTGGAGAAAAAATTGTAGGTTATAAGATTGTAAGATTACATAGAAATTTTGAAGATAAAACCATTATTGATAGTGGGGTAATTTTACCTGTAATGAAGAGTGATGTTGGTCCATTAGGAAGTAAATCTTTTGAGTCTTATGGTAATATTTTTCCACATTTTAGTAATTTATATAATGGATTATATGAATCAAAAAATAGACTTAGTAAAAAATCTTTTGCTGTAGTAAATCCTGAGTTTTTATTTAAAGATAGACCTATTGATAATTTTACATCTTTTGAAATTGCAGGTTATTTTAAAAAGAGAAAGCAGTCTATAGATATGTTTGCTAAACAAGATGCTGCTGATGGTTCAAGTGCTACAGGTAAAGAAAAAGATAAATATAAAGATGCTGATGGTATGACACTTAAGTGTTTTGTAAGAGATACTGAATTAGAATTTGTACCTGATGCTGGAGAACATTCTGCTACAATTACAGCTAACAATAAAAATTCTAGACTTTATAGTTTAGATGCTTTAGAATATTTTACTAATGCTGGTAAAGATAGAGAAGTTTATAATATTGCTATGGACAATAAATCTCAAATTGTGAATAGTAAAGATGATATTGTAACATTGTTCCCTAAAAATGAAAACTATCTTCCTTATGTATATATAAAAAGAGAACATAAAACTTTCTATTCTAGTTTTAGAAGTAAATCTTATCAGGAAATACACACTAAAATTTTAGATTCTAAAGAAACACCTGCACTATTTGGTGGAGATTGTTATATAGCTCCACTAAAATATAGTACAAATGTTTATGCTGGTATTATGAATGCTAGAAGATATGCTAAGACTGATTGGGGTAAATTTTTTATTGCAGCTATAGCAGTAATTGCAGGTGTAGCTGCATTTCTAGTACCTGGATTACAAGTAGCAGGAGGTTGGTTAGTTACTGCAGGTGCTAGTTTAGCTATTGCAGGAGGTGGGCTTATGTTAGCTGGAGCATTAGTTAAAAATAATAATTTAAGTAGAGTTTATACTGAAAAGTGGGATAAAGGTTTGAATTTTAGTATTATAGATTATAATACTCAAAGATGGTTTTATGAAACTGATAGAAATAAGTGGGGACATCCAATGCAAGCCTTTGATGATACTTATTTATGGTTAGGAGATGTTATTGGTACACTTTGGTTTGAAACACAGTATAATACAGGTTTGAGAGTAAAACCAAAAACTAATGATGAGAATTTTGTTTCAGCTTTTGAGGATATTATGCCTGATAATTCATCAGATGTAGAATGGAATTTAACAGATGCTGAAAGAGCTTATAGTGGTGTATGGTTATCTAAAGATTTTGAAAGAATTCCACGAAATTATATAATGGACTATTTCTTTAGAAAATTATTAACATTAAATAAAGAAAAAAATAAATGGGAATACAATGGTATTAGTAAACCTGTAACTTATGTTTTGAATGCAGATTATAATTTAAATGCTAAAGTGAGGGAACACTATGCTTTACCACTTAGTTATGATTATTGTAGTTCTTGTGTAGAATCATATCCACATAGAATTTATTATTCTAACCAATCTTTTCAAGAGGAACTTACAGATAACTATGTAAATTTCTTACCTAATAATTATAGAGATATAGAAGGTGAGACAGGAGAAATTACAAATATATTTAGATTAAATAACAATTTATTTGTTCATACTAAAGAAGCTCTATGGCAATTACCTAGAAATTATCAGGAGAGAGTTACAGACCAAATTGTGAGTTTTATTGGTACAGGTTCATATTTTGAAATTCCTCCACAAAAATTAGTAGATGATGAAACAGGTCTATCTGCTGGTACAACTCATAAATGGGCTAGTATAAAAACTCCTGTGGGATATTTCTTTGTATCTGCTAATCAAGGTAAGATTTATCAATTAGGTGGAGAAGGTGGTTTAAAACTTATTACTAATATTGGTATGAGTAAATGGTTTAATGAGAATATTACTAATATAGGTAATAATCCATCTAATCCTGAAAGTACAGGTTATGTGTCAGTTTATGATTCTCACAATGAAAGAGTAATATTTACTAAGTTAGATAAAATAAAAAGCTGGACTATTAGTTTTTCACTATTATCTAATAAATGGGTATCTTTCCATTCTTATAAACCAAATATCTATTTACAGTCTCCAAATAAATTTTACTCTTGGAAATTTAATAAAGAATCTGAAAGTAATAAAATTTGGGAGCATAATATAAAAGGTTCATACCAAACTTTCTATGGAAAATTAGAGCCTCATATCCTAGAATATATTTCTGTAAATAGTCCAGTAGTAACTAAGGTTTGGGATTATTTCCAATTAAATACTCAAGCTCAGAAATTTATAAATGATGTATTTGTAGATGATTTATATACTACATTCAATAAAGGAATATTTTATAATTCTAGACAGTGTAGTGGAGAACTTACATTTATAACTAAAGATGCTGAGCTTTATGATGAAAACTACATGGAATCTCAAATTAAAAATTATGATGAAAATCATATTATCATAGATAGAACTGAGAGAAATTGGTTTGTAAATGACTTTAGAGATATTAGAATTGATTACTCAGCTCCTATATGGAAAGAGAATTTCTCAGAGGTTCATAAAAATCTTAACATGGATTCTATGGATATAAATAAGGATTGGTTTGAGCTAGAAAATTTTAGAGATAAATATCTAGGTATAAGATTAATTTTTGATAAATTTGCAGATAAGAAACTCATAACCAACTTCTCAGTAGAAAATACTACTATTAGTGAACATTAAGTTTCAATCTTTAAAAACATAAAGAATGAAGAAAAAAACTAAAACTAAAAATAACAAAAAGAATGCTAACCTCCCTAAGTTTGCTTGGGGGGGTACAGCCTTCTCATATGAATCTCCTCAGGAGACTCAAGCTAGATTAGCTAAACAGGCTATATTAAATCTAGTAGATTATGAGAATGACCCTACATCTAAATTTTTAGATGGTTTAGGTGGAGCTTTAGCTGGTACAGGTTTAAGTATGATTGCAGGAGGGATAGGTAAAGCTGGTGGTTTATCTTCTATATTAGGTAAAAATGGTGGTACAAGTAAAGTAGGTGGTATATTAGATGGTATTTTAGGTACAGGTTCTGATAGTTCAGGTGGAGGCTTACTTGGTAATATAAGTGGATTACTTGGAGGTGGAGGTAATGGAATTGGTGGTGCTATTGGACAAGGTATAGGAACTGGTGTAGGTTTACTTGGGAATGTACTTGGAGATGGTCAGAAAAAACAGGCTAATTCTGAATTAAAACAAACTTTAAATGCATTACAATCAGGTGGTAGTAAAAAAACTTCTGATTTAATGCAGGAAGATAGAAACAAATATTTGTATAATCCAAACTGGAATTTTGATTCTGCTAATAGTATTTTAAATTCTACGAGTGCTTCAAATCCAGGAGTTGGTTTAAAAACTAAAGACCTTATGGCAAATGATAGATATAAAAAATTCTACATACCAAATCTTACATTTTATGTAGGAGGTGAAGTTCCTATTGAGGCTGAACATGGTGAAATTGTTCAAGAACCTACAGGAGAAATGTATGAATTAGATGGAGCTACTCATGAAGAAGGTGGTATTCCATTAGAAGTACCTGGTGGTACAGAAATATTTTCTGATAGACTTATAGGAGCTGATGGTAATACTATGGCTCAAAGAAAGAAAAATAGAGAAAATAGACTAGCTAAAATTCAGAAAGAACTAAATAAATTCCCTGATGATGCTTCACTCAAAAAAACCTTAAGAAGAGTTCAGAAACAAAATGCTTTTGAAGAGCAACTAGATATGCAGTTGATGCAACAGGCTCAACAAGCTAAAATGTTAGCTCAGCAAGAAGCTCAATTAGCTCAGCAGCAACAAGCTCAAGCACAAGGTGGTGAAATGGGTCAAGAGGGTTCTCCTGAAGAAATGGGTCTAATGCAAGGATTAGAACAAGGATTTGACCCATCTATGATGCAAGGTGGTGGTGAAATGCCAGTTGAAGGAGAAGTTCCTCAGGATGTATCTCAAGAAGGTATGTATGAAGAAGTACCTCAAGAAGAATTTGCTGTTGGTGGTAGAGTAAGTAGACCTGGTAACATACCTGGATTACCTGCTTATCTTTTAAAAGATTTGCCAGGTATGATAGAACAGGCTAGGGGTAATACTCCTTTGGTAGATACTGGTAACCCTGATGATGTAGTTTATACTGCAGAAGATGAAGCTAAAGGTGAAAAAACTATACCTGAAGTTGTAATAACTAAAAAAAATAAAAAATTTACTCCTGTATATGTAGGTAAATCTCAGTTATCACTTACAGGTCAGAACAATTTAATGAATAGTATAAATGCTAATTCATTAGCTACAGGTCCTAAAGAAAATATTACTCCTGTTGCTCCACTACCTGGAAATCAGAATACAAATTCTAATTCTACAAATACTAGTGGAAATTCAGAATTTAATTTTGAACATCCTTTTAAAGGTATGACTTTAGGAGATGCTATTGGTATGTATGCTAATCATAAAGCTCCACAAGAGTTAATGAAAAATACAATAGACCAATATAGATACACTCCTGAGGAAATTAACCATTTTAAAAATTATGGTAGGGAAGCTTTAAAAACTTTAAGAGGTCAAGCTGGTCTTATAGATACTCAACATGATTTAGCATCTCAGAATTTACAACTTAGTAGAAATGCTATGAATAATTTAAATAATAATTCAGCTAGAGGTATCAATACTCTTAGAGCTTTAAATATGGCATCTAATGCTCAGACTGATGCTCAGCAAAGAGAATTAGATATGGCTAGAGCTTCTCAAATGTTATCTTTAGGAAGTCAAATTGCTCAACAGCAAAATGCTATAGACCAAATGGTAATGAAAGGTGATGAAGAAAGAGCTAATAGAAATCTTCAAAATCAAGATAATTACTTTACTAATATGGCTAAAAATATTAGTACTAAATACCAATCTCTTGCTAAGAATGCAGAAGCTCTTAATGAAATTAAGAAAAGAAATGCTCAAGAGAAACTTATTGGTAGATTGTATAGAGACTTTGAGGGTGATAAAGATGGTAATATTAAAGCTAAATATCACGATAAAAAAGAAGACCCTAAAACTAAAATGTATGAATTAGATAGAACTGGTAAAGACCCTAAAAAACCTGAAGCTAAAACTGAATTTGATACATTTAAATTTGATAGAGAGGGTAGAATTGCTCCTGAAGAGATTAAGAAAATTGAAGAAACTCCTGTAATGTGGAAACATAGAATAAATCCTAAAACAGGTAAAGCTTTTGAATCAGCTCAGGAATTTGCAGAACAACTTGAGTTCTATAATAAAAATAAGGACATATTACCATCATATGATGAATATCTAGGTCAGGAGGTAAGTACAGAGTATAAAAAATATTACAATCCTAAAACAGGAAATAAATTTGCCTCTATGGATGAATATGAGAGGTTCAAGAGTCCTGAATCTTATTATAAAGATAAGATTAGAGAGTGGAGAACTATTACTGATGCAGCTAAAAAATTAGGTAATGTAGACCCTAAACATATGGATACATTAGAAAGAATTATAAATCTTGATGAAGCTGGTATAGGTAAGAGTTTAGATTTATCTAATAAAGAAGATGTTAAACTTCTTCAGAAATTAGCAGGTGTTACTGCAGATGGTGTAATAGGTAAAAAGACTTTAGCAGCTTTAAGTAATTTAATAAGTGGTAAATAATTATGGGAAGATATTTTCAAACAGCAGATTATAAACCAACAATAGACTTTCTATATGAGCCTGATTGGGCTTTAACAGAGAGGGTTTTAAAAACTGAACAAGAAAGTTTAGATGCTCAGAGAGAACAAATAGAAGCTTGGAAAAATTTACAAATTGAACATTTAGGTGGTGCTGCAGATGCAGAAAATTCTAAAAGAATATTAGATTATATTAGAAATGTAGCAGATGAATATTCAAATGCTATTGAATCTGATAAATTAGATGCTAGAGCTTATACACCTAATTTAAAAAATTTCCAAAATGAACTTTTAAAAAATTATAGAGAGGGTGATATAGCTAAGATACAATCTTCTCCTGCAGCCTTAAGAGCTTGGGAAAAAGAACATGAGAAATTTAAGGAATCTCACCCTGAGTATTATGCTCATGCTAGACAAAAATTTTTAGATGATTATCATAGTTCAGGAGGTAATTCACTAGTTAGAGGTTGGCAAGGTCAAGCTCTAGCTAGACCTATTGATGTAGAGAAAGTTACTCAACATGCTTATAAATTAATGGCAGAAAAAACAGGTTGGACTAGAGATACTACTGATGGTTCTTGGGTACATTCTAATGGTAAAAAAGTTGAAAGTCTAGAAGCTAACAGAGTATTTCAAAATATTATGAGTACAATATTAGCTGACCCAGCTAATCAAGCTTTCATGAGACAATCTACTGACCTTGGTTATATGAGGTATCTAGATGACAAAGGAAATATAGATTATAAATCTCCAGGTCTTAATCCATATGCTACACTTGCAGAAAGTATATCTTATAAACATGACCAAACAGACCATTCTATGAGAGAAGATAAATATAAGCTTCAAGCAAATGAATTTGCTCATGATATAGATATGGAAGAAAGAAAACATAGAAATGCTAAAGCTTTGAAAAAATATGAGAAAGAATTAGAAAACCCAACTGAATTACCTTCTATAGCTAGTATAAAAGATTCACCTTTCCAAACTGAACAAGAGTTTAAAGAAGCTATTAAAAGTGAGAATCCACAAGTAAGAGAAAAAGCAATGGCAATGCTTGCTACTCAGGGTGGTATTGAATTAGCAAAGCATTATGACCCAGTTAGAGATAAAAAACTCTATGATGCTGCATTAAAATATTATGTAGACCAAGGTGGTAATGTAAATTTAGGAGATGCTGTTCAAACAGTAATAAATAGAGATTTCAATGGTTACTATTTATCATCAGAAAATAAAGTAAAACAAATACAATTAAGAAATAAAGAACTAGATGGGTTAAAAAGTGAAAAAAATCTTAATAAAAAACTTTTAGATGCTGGTAAAATAACACAAAAAGAGTACAATCAGAGACAAAAAAATATTAATAATAGGGCTGATGAGATATTAAAGGATGTTAATAATATAGCAAAAGGTAAAAGTTCACATAAAGATGCTAATCAAATAGGTTTTTGGGGAGCTGTTATTGGACAAAGTAATGAACAAGCTAGTAAAATTTTTACTAATCAAGGTAATGGTTCTGAAAAAGCTATTTCTGAACTAAAAAAAGTTGATTCAAAATCTGTGTTTAACTCTTATAACAATAATACTCAAGCTTACTCTTTCACATCTATAGATAAAAATACAGCTTCATCTGTAAAAAATAGTGTAATGGGTACAAACTCTTCTATAAATATTTATAATAAAGAAAAAGGTATTTGGGAAGATGCTCCTGCAAACTCTATTACAGGTATAGATATTATAGGTTATCATAATGGTAGTAACTCTGGAGAAATGTTATTGCAAGGTAAAGATAAAAATAATAATATTACTATTATGAAAGTAAATGCTGGTAATCCTTATTCAGAAAAAAATATATATAGGGTTATTGGAAATAGCTCTGTAGCTAAAAGTAATGACCCAGAGGCTAAAATTATGCACTCACCTATTTATAATGAATTAGTTGGGTTCTTTGGTGGTAATACTGTTAATACAGATTTAACACCTAATACAACTAAATTTATAAGGGCTAGAAGTGGTAAAGTTTATGCTGTAACAAGTGGAGAAAATCAAAAATTTTCTATGGTTGAAATGCCACAAAATATACAGAATTTTAATGGTATAACTTCTCCAAATAGAAGTAAAGAATTGTTTGATAAAGGTCATAAATTTGACAATATACAAGAAGTAACATATGTTTTAGAAACTCAATAGTATGGCACAAGATAATATAAATCAAAATGGACAAGGTCCTAAACCTAAAAAAAATAATCCAACACAAGTATCCAGTTTAGAATTAGCCCATAACAAAGCTAAAAAATATTTATATGGTGAAAATAAACCATATGGCTCAATGTACATAAATTCTATAGCAGCACCTAGACAAAACTATAAAAAAGAGGGGTATGGTAAAGCTGCAAAACAAGGGAATTGGGATAACTTAGTTGCTCCTACAAGTAAAGAACATAAAGCTTTTGAACAACAGTCTTTAAAAGATATTGCTGTTGATACTGTAGCAGGTTATGGTGTTAAATTTACATCTTTTCTTTTAAGAAATTTTGGAGATGAAGATTATGTAGATATGTATAATCAATTATCTAGTAACTATAATGATGTAACTTATGGGAACTGGCTTACAAGGATAGCAGATTCTATGAATGAGTATGCTGAAGATAATTTTAAAATTTATCAACATCCTGAAGGAGATTGGTTAAACCCTGCTTTTGCTGGAAAATTTATACAAGATTTAAGTAGTACTATGGGTATGATGGCTGGAGAAGGTTTGAAACAAATTGCTCTAGTTTATACTACTGGTGGTATAGGGAATGCTTTAAATCTTGGTATTAAAGGTATGAGAGGATTAAAAATAGCCATCAGTATTCTTAGTGGGATGAAACAAGGTCTAGTAAATGCTCACTCAAATTCTAGAGAAACATATAATAATTCTAAAGCTATTTATGCTAGTATGGGATTTTCTGAAGCTGAGTCTGAAAGAATGGCAAGACAAGCTGCAGGTACAGATTTTAAAACTCAAGTAGGTGGTTTAATGGCTTTAAATGCTTTACAAAGTTTAGCATTTATGGGTAAAATGAAATTAAATGCTACAGCTAGAAGTACTGGAATAGATTTAAATTTTGGAGTGAGTGGTGCTTTTAAATCTATAGGAGAAAAATTCTTTAAGAATGCTTCACCATTAAAACAAAAGATAGGGGGTTTCTTAATTTCTAATATAGCAGAAGGTTTAGAAGAAGTTTCAGAAACAACTTCTAGTAATTATGCTATAAGAAAAACTGCAGGTTTAGATTATGGAGCAAATGAATTTTTTGGACAAGATAATGCAACTAGTTTTATACAAGGTGTAGCTGGTAACTTAGTTCTAGGAGGAATGATGAATGCATTCCACAAAGGTGGTAATGAAAAATTAGCAAAAAGATTTAATGAGTTTCTAGAAAAATCTCCTGATAGAATCAGAGAAAGTGTAGATAATGTAGTTAGGTCTCAAGATAAATACACAAAAACTCTACAAGAATACCAAGCTAATCCTACTCAAGCAGGTAAAGAAAAAGTTTTACAAGAAAGAAGAAAATTACAAAAAGCTAAACAAGGTATTCTTCAATCTGAAATTGCTAGTGCATTACAATATGACTATGCAATAGGAGATGGAACTAATACAGGTTATAATGTAGCAGTAGAAAAATACCAAAAATTAATTCAAGCTATACAATCTAATGATACTGAAACATTACAAGCTTTTGGTATTGTAGATAAAGATGGTAATGAAAAATATAAAGGTATTAAAGAAGAGATGCTAAAAGAGTCTGCTGAATATCTAGATTTTGCTGACCAATATAAAAAATCAGTAGACCATGCCTTAGATAATTATACAGAAAATTTTGAGGAAGCTAATCAGATAGCTAATGCTCAAATAGTGTATAATTATAATAAGGAAGCTATAAATGAAATGCAAACTAAATTCAATGAAACTTTAGGTTTAAATGAAGATTATAAGAGCTTATCATCTTCAGGTAAAACTCAAGTTAAAATTGATATGGAGATTAAAGCTTTAAAAGGTTTGCAGAATTTATCTCCTTCACAACAAAAAAGATTAGATTACCTAGAAAGACAAAAAGAAAAACTAGGTGAAATGTCTCATGAGGATACAGAAAGATTTAACAGAATTAGTTCTGCAGATTTAAATAACTTCCAAGATGCTATGACTGCTCTTGTAGAAGATACTAATACTGTAGAAGAATTTAGAGAACATGCAGAAAAATTAAAAGATAAAGCTTATAGAGAAGAGTTAAGAAAAAAACAAAGAGATGAAGCTCTAGCAAAAGCTAAGACTAAAGAGGAAGTTGAAAAAGCTACTACTGCTGAAGAAAGAGAAAATGATGATGAGGTTAAAAATAAAATGAAACAAGCTGAAGCTTCAGATTATGCTGAAAGTTTAGCTGAAGGTAATACAAAAGAAAATAAACCTCAAGAAGTAGTTAGTGAAAAATCTGATGATGATGTGATAGAAGATAATCCACTTGATAATTTATCAGATGAAGAAAAATCTGAGTATGAAAGTCTAGCAAATGAATTATCAGGTGAGGTAAGTAATAATGATGATACTTTAGAATCTATATTAAATGCTGAAGATGACTTCATGGCCCCAAAACAAATTGATTTTGATAAAATGCCTGAAGATAAGAAGAAAAATCTTATTGAAACTGTCAAAGGTATTACTGATAAATTAAGTCAGAGAGGTCAAAATTCATTTAAGGATTTTATAAATCATATGTCAGAGGTAGTTGGTAAGGATAAAACTGATTCTAGCTTCTTAGGACTAGCAAAAATGTACGAACAAGCTACAGGTAGACAGGTAACACCTATGGAATTAAATAATGTCTATAAATCAGTGTTTAGTCCTGAAACATCTGTAGTAGATACATTATTAGAATTTTCTACTGATGAAGATGTAAATCTTAAAAATGAACAAACTCAAGAAGGTCTTACTGAAACTCAAGGTGCAGTAGTTGGTTTTACAGATACTAATAAACCTATTAGAGAATCTCTAGTTACAGGAAGAAAAACTGTATCTCATAATCCTAGAGCTGCTTATTTAGGACTAGAATATAAAGTTGAAGTAGATGAGCAAACAGGAGAAATTAAAAGGGTAGATACTAATAATCTTAATAATTCTGAGGGTAATTCTCAAGTTTTAAATCCTGATATAGTAATGAAAGGTTCTGAACTAGAAGTAATTATACCTCAAGATTATGAAAATCAATTAGTAAAAAATTATAAAGCTGATGGTACTACTGAAGTAATTCCTTTTAAAGAATGGGCTAAGAAAAATAATGTACAGGAAGGTTCTGAAGAATGGAATGCTAAAATACCTATGTCTGCACAGATAAATGGTAAACATGCTTTTTATATACATGATTTGGATTGGTTTAATACAGATAATATAGGTGGAGATACAGTAGAAAAGCAAATTGATAATCTAAATAAAGCTAGAGCTAATGCAGATAGAATTAGAAAAGCTGTACTAAGTGGAGATAATAAAATTGTAGTTACTTCTAGAAGTTTTGGTAGTTTAAATACTTTACCAAAAGGTAAAATGATTCCTCTAGATGAAGCTACAGGAGATACTAAAATTGTTGTTGCAGCTAACAATGCTGACCTGCAAGATGGTACTTCTACAGCTCAGTCTCCTGTAAATGCTGAAGTAGAAGATAAGAGAAGGGGTAAATATAAGTTAGTAAATAGAACTGATAAAAATCCTTATACTCCAGGTGAAGTTAGAGAAATTAGACAAATAAATACTGGAGAGAGTATCAGTTTAGCTCTTAAAGGTAATGATATTACTAAAGGTGAAAAAATAGATGATATATCTTTTAACAATGTCAAAATGGCAACTTTAGCTAGTATTGTTATAAATTCTCAAAGATATGTAGATGCTAATAAAAAATCTACTGACCCTGCTATAATTCAAAGAGTTAAAAATGCTCAAGCTGTAGTAGATAACTATGCTAATTCTAATTATGGTATGACTGTAGAAAAAGCTAAATCTATAGCTAATTCACTTAAGAGTGCAGATATAGTCCATGATTTAGGCAGCTATATAAAAATGCATACTAATGTTATTGGTAGTGAATCAAATTTAGCAGAAGTTCTAGGTAATGACTCTATGAATAAACAGGGTACTAGAATGGTTTATCCTGATGAGCAAACTTATGTGATGTTCAATGGTACTACACTTAGAGTTCTAAATAAAGCTGACAATAAAAATAACTTTGAAACTATTGTAAAGAATGGTAGACAAGTAAAAGTAATTAAAGCTTCTGGATTTAACTATAAAGCACCTAATTTACAAGGAGCTAAAGCTGTTATGTCTATGTTTGAAGGAGATAACCCTAAATTTAGAAATGCTCAATTCTCTGTAAATAAAGCATTCTTAGGTAAGAATAGTCCTGAAATGCAGATTATAAATGAGAGTGGTACTGTTGTTCCTTATACAGGAAATAAACAAGGTGAGAGTACTTATGAGGGTTATATAAAATCTGTAGTAAAATCAGATGTATTATCACATGCTATAACTGATGGTAATGGTGGTACAAAATATGTTACAGATGTACAACCTATTATTGAGTTTGACTTGAAAAGTTCTTTCTCTGAAAATAGTTTACCTACTGTAGAAAGAAAAACTGCAAATCAAATATTAAATCAGCCACCTATACAAAATGAAGTTACTACTTCTGCTGATAATAAAACTAATATTACTGAAGATAGTAAAGATAATTCTACAGATAACATTGGAGAAAATGAACAACCTACTCTATCTGAAGATGAAGTTAGGGAGCTTATTATGAGTGGTATGAACCCTGATGATATAGAAAAATTAGTTTACCCTAAAACTTATGCTAAAAAACAGCAGGAAAAAATTAATAGTTCTACTACTGAAGGTAATAATAATTCAAACCTAATTACTGAAGAAGAATTAAGAGAACTTATTTCTAGTGGTAAATCTCCTGAAGAGATAGAAAGAATTGTAGCTGAAAGGTCAGGTAAAACTGAGTCTAAAGAACAACCTGATAATTTTAAACCTGTAGAGCCTACTCCTGAAAATAATGAGAAATTAGGAGATGAAAAGGTTGATGAGGATATTGATGATGAAGGTATTACTACTAGTGAATCTAAGGTAGAAAAAACTACTACTCAAATTATCAAAGAACAAATTGATGAGGTTATAAATAAAAACAATATAGGTAAGTTCTTATTCTCAGGATTTAAAATTCCTGAACAGGAAAATACTGATGAGTTCTTTGCTCCAGCTCAATTTACAGAAGAAATGAGAAAAGCTTTTGCTGACACTTTTTCAAATCAAATTGATGGTCTTACAATTCTTGAACAGAAAGAACTAGAAAATGCTTTAACTATTAGTGTGCTGAGAAAACTAAAAGATAAGAGCAATATTAAAAATAAAAAATTCAATGTTTCTGCAGTTCAAGATATTATAAAAAATGTAGTAGAAGAGGAACTAAAAAGAATTAAGAGGGTAGAAAATTTAAGAATGACTTATTTACATCTTAATGGATTTGGAGGAACTCTTCTAGAACAAGCTGTAGCTAAAAAGATAAATAGAATTAATAATATCTTAAATCAACAGGAAAAACTTACTTCTCTAGATAGTGAGAAATTAGGAACTGTATCTCAGCAAGTTCAAAAAATACTTGGTCAAGATATTTCTGAAAAAGCAAATGCTAATGTTTCTTTAGATGAGGATATTAAAAATGATATTGAGGAAACTATTGAAGAAGAAGTAGTAGAAAATATTGATGAGGCAGGGAAAGAATCTAAAGAAGAGTTAGAAAATTGGCAGACTGATAGTTTAACTAAAGATTCTAAAACTAGCTTCTCTACAGCTCTTAAGATTTTACTTTCAGATATTAAGGATATTAGAGATGGTGTAGTAACTACAAACTTCATGGAGATGGATAAATATGTTAGTCCTGATGTAGTATATTCTCATTTACAAAATAAACTTATAGGTTTACCTTCTTCATTTGATTTAATTCTAGATAAATTAAAAGAGGATTCTAGTAATCCTATATCTAATCAGCTTTATACTAAATTGGCTAATGCTGATAAGCAGTTACAAAATGAAATTCTTTACAAGATGGGTCTTGTAGAATTAAAAATGTATGCTGTAAAAATTAGAGATAGACAGCTTAGTGTAATTGATGAAAATACCAATTCTGATAATTATAGAATGTATAATGAGTGGAAAAATAATTTCCTAAACTCAAAATATGTTTATAAAGAAGATGGTAAATATTTTTATAATACAGCTGATTTAGGTGGTATTGCTACTGAGCTTAGAGAAATTGGAGATTCTCAAGATAGTGTAGAAGATAAGGCTAAAAAATTAAAATCTACACTTGAGAAATTAGGAATATTTGTTTCTATTTCAAATCTTGAAAATAAACTTAAAGGTAAAGTAAATATTTTCAGAGGTAATGGAGATATGAATATTTTAATTAGAGAGATTAATAATGCTGTCTCTAACTCAGATGGTTCTTTAGCAAGTAGTGATATTTATAAAACTGCCAGTGGTGTTGTAAATAGACTTATTGAATCTGAAATTGAAATTGTAGGTAGAACTTTAGGTAGAGGATTTAAAGTAGATAGTAAAAATATTCAAGATATTACTAGAAATACTTTAGCTAAAACTAATACAGAAGAAATTAGAGATGTAGATAGTGCTTATACAGCTCATTTAAGAACTACACCTTATGCTAAAAATAATTTCATATTAGATTTATTAAGAGATAATGAACATTTGCGTAAGCATTGGAATATTTCTAATTTATCTGTTTCTGCTTTAACAATAGAAGGCTATAAACCACAAGGAGATAGGATTACTGAAATGTCAGAAATAGATTATGCTATTACTGAGATGGGTATATTTACTAATACTGTTGGTAATGTATCTGAAAAAGTAGGGGATACAGGAACTATTCCACTTAGATTTGCAACTGTATTTAACTTTACTAATTCAGATAAAGACCAATTAGTAATGCAGCATACTCCTGTTATGGATTTAAAATATTCTGAAAATCAATTTCAGTCTAATTTTGAAATTCATGATGATGGAACTATATCTTATAAAGAAGATGTAATTAGATTCATGACTCAGCAAATATTTGGAGCTGAGTTTGATAGAATAGTTCATTCTTATCAGAATGATACTAATATCATGAATTATGATTTTGCAGCTAAAAGGTTCTTAACTCTTGATGCATTTAATAATACTACAAATAATCAAGGTGTATCTATTCATGATGCTATAATTGCACTTGCTGAAAAAGGTGGTGATGAAACAGCTTTCTCTAAATTAAAAGAAGATTTCATGGAATCTGCTGGAGATATTTTAGAAGACCACTTATTACAACAAGCTTCTAAAAATTATGCATATGATGCTTTATCTGATGAAACTACAGGTCTTTGGGCTGATGCTAAATTAGATAAAATACTACCTGAAAAATATTTATCTTCTAAATTTAGAATTGATGAGAGTAAGCCTGATGAGAAAAGAAGACAAATACAAATTGCTAACTTAGATTTTGTAGCTAATAATATGTTACATAAAGCTATGATGTCTCAGTTAATATCAGGTGACCTTGCATTATTTGCTCCTAAAGCAGGTAAAGTATTAAATAAAGAAGATTCTAAACATTTAAGTAGTATTTCAGATAAATATGAAAAACTTAGAGAAACTAACAGAATACTTTCTGAAAAAGGTGTATTTACTGACTTAGCTAAAGCTACAGGAGAGAATATGCTAAAAAGGATGGCAATGCAAATTGCACCTGGTAACACTGAAAGTAATAGTTTTGGTGGTAAATATCTTCAAGTTTTTGTAAATGATGTTGAATCTAAATCTTCTGTAATAGAAACTTACATTGAGAATTTCTACGGTAAAGTAAGTGAAGAAGGTAAAAAATTACTATCTAATATAGAAGGTCTAGAAAATCAAATTGAACAATTATCTGAATTAGATTATTCTAGAAATCAGGATAAAATTGAAGATTTAGAAGATAAGATTGGAGAGAATATTAAAGCCCTTAAAAAACTATATCCTGAAATTGCTGGTTATTTTGAAATAACAGGTACAGATGCTCAGGAATATACTACTTGGAAAGAGCATTTAGAAAGTATGTACAATCAAGCTAAATTATCAGAAGAAGATAAAAATAGATTGAATAATATATATGAAAAACTTTCTAATGGAGAAGATATTGATTCTTCTGAAATATCTTTTATTATGCAACCTATGAAACCTCTTTATGCAGGACCTGCTAATGAGGGTATCAATGCTGTAGAGGGAGTTAATAGATTTATGTATGTAAAATCTTCTTCATTCCCATTATTACCACAGCTTACAAGAGGACTAAAATTAGATAAAGTAAGAACTGCTCTTGAGACTTTGCAAGATAGACAAGGTAAAAATGTTAGAATGTCTTATCAATCTGCAAATAAGATTGGAGCTTTAACTACTGGTCTTAAAATGGATGATTTCTATAATATGGATACAGAGGAGCTACACAGTAAATTAGCTAAATCTTCTCTACAACTAGATAGAAAATATTTCAAAATACAGCAGGAAACTAATTATAAAACTCAGAAATATCTAGATAAAAATTCTGATGATAAAGTTACTATGTCTACTCAGATGTGGAAAGCTTTAATGGGTAATGGTGTAAATCAAATTGAGGCTAAAATATTTCCTAATGTATTTGGTGAAGGAACTATTGAAAAACTTAATGAGACTTTATTTAAAGATGAACCTATTAAAGTTGAAGATGGTAAATTATCAGGTAGAGATTTAGATAGACTTAAATTTGCAGTTGAAAAAGAATATTTTGATAACAAGTTCCACAAGTTTGCTAAGAGACTAGGTATTGATGAAAATGGTAATTTCTCAGATAGAAATAAAACTATCAAGGCTTTACAGCAAATGCTCAAAGAGGAATTAAGTATTAGAGATTATCCTGAAAATTTAAGTGAAGCAATTAGTCTTGTACAAAATTTAGATGGTAATTTTGATTTTAAAACTCCACTGTGGGCTGCTGAAAATTTTACTAAATTAGAACCACTAATATATTCTGTGATTTCTAAACAAGTAATGAAAGCTGAGCTTCCAGGTAACCAATTAATTTCTACATCTTCAGAAGGATTTGAAAAAACTAATTATGAAAAATTGGATGATAATACTAAAAATGGTATTATTTGGTTAGATAATTCTAGAAGAGGAGAATTAAGGTCTACTAGAAATGAGAATGGAGAAATTATAGAATCTGAGGTTCTATTACAGTCCAAATTTAGAGTTTCTACAATCAAGGATGGTAAACTAGTCACTGAACTTATTGACTTCTCAAAACCACCTTATTTGAAAGAAGTAGATGGTGTGAAAGTTATAGATACATCTAAAATTGACCCTGATTTATTATCTAGATTCTCACTTAGGATTCCTGTATCATCTCATCAATCAGGTGTAATGTTAAAAGTTGTAGGATTCTTACCTGAAGCTTCAGGAGATATGATTGTAGTTCCTAAAGAACATACACAGCAATTGGGAGAGGATTATGATATTGACAAGAGATTTACTTATGGAAATAATTATTTTGTAGATTCTGAAGGTAATATCAAAAAATTAAATTATGATAATATTGATGAAGCTATAAAAACAATATCTGAAAGAACAGGTCAAGATGCTTATAAACTTAGAAAAGATTTTGAAAATCAGATTAGTGAAAATATCATGATTGATACTTATAGGTCTGTATTTAAAACTCCAGATGCTAGTATTCAAAGAATGATTTCTCAAGTCTTATCTACTGATAAAGCTAAAGAGTCTGTTAAAATTATTCAAGAGAGAATAAATGAAAATATAAAAGCTAAAAAAGAAAGTTTCAGTGTATTTGACTCTGATTACCAAAGAGTAAATATGGAAACTGGTGCTTCAGGTAAATTGGGTACAGCTATGTATTCATCTGCAATTCCTTTTAATTTCCAATTACAAAGAATTGGAGGTTTAGAGGTAGAACCTTTTAAAAAATTAGATTTTGGAGGTGTAGTATCTCAAGGTAAGGTTGGATTATTAAAAGCTCTTCCTGCACCTGGAATTGATAAACTTAGAAGTGTGGCAGATATATTTACAGAGTTCCAAAACTCAGCTGTGGATAATATTAAGGAGCTTATTATGTATAACAGAAATGAGAATAAACATACTATGCCTTCTTATATTATGCTTACAATGCTAGGTTATGATATGGTAAAATTAAAAGATGGTAGAGAAGTACATTTACCTTCATTACTAATGTCTCAACCTATTATCAGGGATTATGTGAAAGAACTTCAGAAAAGTGAAGGTGTAACTTCTAAAAGTGAAGATGCATTACAGAAAGTTCTAAACAAATATGCTAAAGATATTATGATATGGAGTGAAGATGCACATGATTATATTGAGCTTGAATCTTGGAATTTCTTAGATTATAAACCTGTTACAAGTGATTTAACAGGTGATGTACTTTATTCTGAATTAAAAGATGGTGAAGTTAGTACTTGGACACAGCATAATCAATTATCTGCATTAAGATTCATGATGCAGTTAAATAATGAATTTAGTAATCTAAATGATATTAGAAAGATTATTAATAAGCAAGATTTAGGTAGAGATAGTTTTGGTGTTAATAAACTAGAAAATACTTTAACAGATTTATTAAAAGAATCTGACCCTTACATTGGTAAATTTATGGAGGCTTCTAGACAAGCTGATGGTTCAATTTCATTAAATGAAACTAATCCACTTACTTCTGAAGCTAACATAGTTTTAAATGGATTAAAAGTAGGAGGTGTTGTTTCTAATATGATTACACCAAATGAGTTTATAAATGATATACAGGATACATTAAACTTATCTGATTATAAAGTTTGGCAAGTAGTAGAACAAATGAAGAATTTTGTTCTTACATCTGCACAAAGTAAATTATTTACAGGTAGTGTGAAAAATGAAATTAATAGATTATTCTATAATTCTTCTGAGAATACAGCTTTAGCAAACTATATTAAAGATTTGAAATATAGTGGTAAATATCCAAATCTATTTGCTACTGAACTTATGATGGATTTAGAATTTAATGGAGTTACTTCTGATTATAATGAACCATCTAGTATGTCATACAGACAAAACTTCTCAAGTAAACTTACTGCTAAAACTAAACAAGAAGATTTTAGACACATGTTAAGTGATGATGAGACAGTTCTTCCTGATTATAATGGTAATCCTATGTCACCTAGAAAACTAGCTCAAGAAATGATTACTTATGCTTTCTTAACTAGTGACCCTAGAAATTATAGACAATATATTCCATCTGATTATTTAGACTTAATTGGAGCTAATGATAATATTAGACAAGCTGGAAGAAGCTTATTTGACTACAATGGAGAAGATAAGGAAATTTTAGATAAATTTTTAGACCAATTATCTTTACTTGATTCACAATATGTTCTACCTGTTAAAGTAGAAGATATGAGAGATGTAAAATATGAAGGTGATAATAAGAAAATAATAGAATTTGAAAAGGAAACTGGCTTTAGTTACAAATTCATATATGATGGAAAAAATCCTAGAAATGTATTCAAAAGAAAACATTATTCAGAGGGTGATATTCTTTATGTAAAAGCTGGTGAAGTTGATGGTAAACCTGTTTATCAAAAGTTAGATGATATTAAAAAGTTACCACATACTCTATTTGATTTTAATGGTACAGGATTTAAAGCTAGTATTATTTCTAAAACTCCTTCTGAAATACTAGAAGATAAAAATACTTTTAGACAATTGTATGAAGGTAAATCAGTTCAAGAAATAATGAATGAGATTGCTAATTCTGATAGTAAGTATAGTTCTTTAGCTGAAGTTCTAGGGAGAGTGTCTGATAATTCTCTAAAATTAGAATTTATAGAAAAACCTACAAGTCTAAATCCAGGTTCTTACACTAGGTCTACTAATTCAATTAAATTGAACACTGCTATAGAGTTAAACAATGACCCTGAAGCTACAATAATGGAAGAAGTATTACATGCTTTCACAGTAGAAGATTTGAAAAAATATGGTAAGACTGAAGAGGGTAAATATATTCCTAATGAAGATGCTCCAGTACATATTAAGAAATTAGCTGGATTATATGAAATAGCTAAAGCTCATGTAGATATAGACCAAGATAATTTAACTCATAAACATTATATGAGTAAAATTGAAGAGTTTGTAGCTGGTGTATTTATAGACCCTACATTTGCTGAGAAGTTAGATAATACTAAACAGAATGGTAAATCTCTTCTAGAAATATTTAGAAAAGCTATAGCTGATTTAGTTAGATTCTTAAACAAAGGAACTTTTTCAAGTGAAGTAAAAGACTCAGTCTATACTATTATCAATGAGAAAATTGAAAGATTAAGAGAAGATAATAAAAAAGTTAGTAGAGTTAAAACTGGTTCTAGAGTTATAGCAGATTATAAAGGTGCAGATATGAATGGTAAAGCTAAATCTGTAATATTACCTAATCCTAGTTTAACACCTAAACAAAATGCTATAATTAGAAAAGGTGTAGCTCAAATAGAAACTCTAAATGGTTTTGCTAGAAATAAAGATGGAGTTCTTTTAGGTTCTGATATTAGTGTTATAGACCAATTCAAGGATGATATTACTAGTGAAGATATAGATACAATACTTGAAAACTTCTTTGCAGGTAATACTCCTTTACTAACTAATACTAAAGAAGCTACTAGAGAAGGTAGTATGGAAGATGGTATTATTAAACTTATCAATAGTAGATTACAACAAATTACTAAAGAAACAGGTAAGCCTATTGTTAAATATTTAGTTTCAGAGAGATATGATGGCAAGAGATTATTCTACATTGATACAAATCAATTTAAGAGACTTACACCAAATACTCCTAAAGCTACTTTAGATAAAAAAGTTGTAACTAGAGAGAATGTAGGATTTACTCTATTCCAAGCTGGTTTAATAAAAGACCTATCTGATATAGAATTTGGTAAAGCTAACACACCTAAAAAATTATTATCTTTGCTAGAAGAAAAAGGTTTATTAAATAAAATATGTTAATTATTTAAGGGCTGGTAAAACAGCCCTTATTTTTAATAAAATACAAATATGAGTGATTGTGTTATAATTTATAAAAATCAAGTTTTTACTGAAAAAGATTTTTTAGCAAACCTAAAATCTTATTTAAAAAGTAGAACTTTAGATACACCTGAAAGTAATAATACTATGTTTCTATCAGGATTAAGAGCTGACCAAGTTCCTAATTTTAAAACTTCAGGTCCTATGTTCTCACCTATGGGTGAAACTACATATATGAGAGTAGATAGTAATGGAGAAATAATTTTAAATCCTGTAGATAAGGTAGAAAATTTTTGGAAATCTTTTACAGAAAGTACTACACCTAAAGGACAGGAAGTAATAGATGGTGTATTTTCTAATCTAGAAGAAAAAGGGTATTCAAAAGATTTTTTAAAAACTATTTTATCTCAGAGACCTATAATAAATACTTTTCTTTTATACCAGGGTCAAGCTTTAAAAGATGCTAATGCTGATATAAATCTTTCTAGAAGTAATTTAAATCCTACTGACCCATCTAGGATAGAAGCTATAGCAGATTCTATTATAGAAGCTGTACATAATTTAGGATTTGACCCATTAGTAAATAGTATAGAATGTTAAAAAATAATTAAATATGGCAGGATGTAAAATAACAGGAGAAGCTATTAGAAGTGCCTTACATCAGTTTATAACTCAAGGTAAATTCTTTTATAGCCCTGAATTTAAAAAACAAGCACAGTATAAAGTTTTTGGAATTAAAAAGGAATATTTTGATGTAAAAGATGTTACTCCTAAAAATAGAGTAAATACTCAGTTAAAATTAGAAATTAAAACTAAGCTTAAATATGCTGACCAAAATGGTCCAAATTTCCATGTAAAAAATGTAGCAGCTAATATTGCTAAGGATTTACAGATGAGGTTTAATGCAGGGCATTATGACATTATGGTGGAGCATTATCAGGATACTCACATACTCACTTTTAAATTTTCTGATGAGGTTAAAGAAAATATAGAACAAAAGAAACAAGAAGAATTTAATACTTTTGATGAGGCTACTCAAAAATCTATTGAGTTAGATAATAAAGCTGAGCCTGAAAGTGCAGTAAATTTAGATGATGAATTAGATTCTTTAAAAGAGAGAAAAACTGAAATTCTAGAAAAAATAAAAGGTTTAGAGGGTACTAATGTGCTTGGAGATGTTTTAGTTCCTTCTATGGAAATATTTATGGAGGGTTCACAGGAACAACTTGCTAAGATGGATAATTTATACAATGAATTATCTTCTATAAATTCTCAGATAGATTTTCTAGAACATAAAAATAGAGAATTTGATGATGATGTGTTTTATGCTCCACCAGTACAAACTCCTCAACAAGCTAATGCACAAAGACCTATTACTGATAATTTTGATGATATGGTTGCTTACTATAAAGAAAATTTAAAGCAGACCAATTATCTTATAAATCAGTTAAAAAGGGAATTAAAAAGACCTGGTGCTAATAAAACTGATGTAGCTAAAAAACTTGCTAGAGCAGAAAAATATAAAACTACTCTTCAAAAAAATATAGATGAAGTATCTACTCATAGTGCAGTAAGTGCTTTTAGTGCAATAGATTCTGAAATAGATGATATTAGACAAACTATTAGTGATGGTGTTATTGATACTACCATAAAAGATAGATTAGATTTCTTATCTATGCTACTAAGAGGTGTTAGTCAATTTACTAATAAAAAATATGATGTAGAGAGTTTAAAAAATATTAGTGCAGATAGAGTAAAAAATTTATCTGACAAATTGGCTATAGCAATTTCTGATTATACAGATAATATAGACAAAATGGCAATGGCTATTTTGGAAGATGATATTTCTTATCAGAATCATGTTGTTCAAAATGATAATTATACAGATGAACAAAAGGAAGAAATTATTGGTAATCTGTTTAAAACAGAAGGGGATATTAACTATTTAGAACAACAGTTTCTAGGTGTGTCTAATTCAGGTTCTAAAGAATCTGTTCTAATGGAGACTCTTAAAAACCTAGTAGAAACTTTTAAAGTTGAAAATGATGCAGCTGTAAAAAAACATAAGGATGCTATTATTGAGGCTGCAGAAAAAGTTAAAGATACAGATTTTATTTTTGAAAAAGATGAAAATGGAGCTAGAACAGGTAATATTTTAAATTTTGTAACTCCTTTATTTAGAAGTTTTGCAGCAGGTTATAAAGCTATTGAAAAGAAAGTTTTAAAAGTTACTCCTGATGCTACATCAGCTGATATTTATAAAGAAAAAATAGATTGGCTTAAGGATAATGTAGATATTATTGATATTACTAAATTACCTGCTATAAAACAGGCTTTTGGTAATTTATACCCTTTATTTTTTAATCATAGTGATGCTGATATGGCTCAATATGAAATTGAGATTAAAGATAAATTAGGTAAACTTTATGACAGTGAAATAAATAAGATTCTAGATAAAATTTCTCAATTTGAGGCAATTAGAAATGAATTTGGTAAAGATACTCCTGAAGTAGTAAAAGCTAATCCATTCCAATTTACTAAAAATTATTTTTCTCCTGATGCTCATTATGGTACAGCCTATGCAGACCCTACAACTGGAAATATAACAAATGTACTTCATGACATATCTTTAGAAAATTTAAGTTTTATACCTAGAGCTGAAAAAGTAGCTTGGAATCCTCAAACTAAAATGTATGAAACAGTTTCTAGTGGTTATATCAGTGAAGAATTTAAAGATATGATGAAAGATGATGATAAGTTCCAATATTGGGAAGCTATTTCATCTGCATATAATCAACAAATTAACCCTATTTATGGTGGAGATTATGTATCAGAAATGTCTTTTGCTAAAATAGAAGAAGGTTTTATGGAACTTATAGGTCAAGCTAAAGGTATAGATAAGCTTCTTATGAGTTTTGGGTATGTAAAAGATAGTTTTAGAGATTGGTTCTATGAAGATGCTAAAAATCATGATAGTAATAACATCAGAAGAAACTATGCTGACTCATCTAGAAAAGAGATTAGAGAGCTTTCTATGGCTTTACAAACAGTAAGTGATAATGAGTTATATAAAATGGCTCATGATTTAGGTATAAATCCATCTAAAACTTCTTCAAAAAAAGAACTAGCTACTTCTGTAGCTAGAGAAAAAATAATATCAGGTTATTCAAAAGATATAAATAAAACTACTATTGCTCTTTTGAATATGTCTGCCATGCATGCAGCAAGACAACAGGTATTACCTTTAGCTCAATCCATTCTAGAAAGTCATAAGAGAAATTTAGATGATAAAGGTAAAGTTAGACAAAAATCTATTGATAAAATGTCTAATTATATTGAAAGAGTTATTATGAATAAACCTGTTACTGAATCAGGGAAAAATACTTTATTAGATACTAAGGTAGACCCTGTAGGTAAAGCTGCTAAACTCCTTAATAAACTTCCAGGTGGAGGTATATTTAATAGTATAATTGATAAAGAGTTTGCTAAAAAATATACTGACAGTGAGAAGGAAATTATGGACTTACTTAAAAAAGCACAAGAGACAGGTTCATTCAAAAATCCTGGAAAATTCTCTCATGGTGGTGTAGAAATAGAAGTTGAAATGGTAGCTGGTAATAAGCATTTTTATAAAACTGAAGAAAATAAAACTGTAGAAATTACTGAGCAAGAGTATGAAGAAGAATTTAATAAGTTAGTTGATGCTAAAATAAAAGATATGGGTATAGCTATGAATGCTGCAGGTGTAGCACAAGGATTTATGAAAATCATTATTTCTAAATCTTTAGCTTTAAATCCTGCTGGTGGTGCTATAAACAGAGCTGAAGGTAAGCATACTAATATGATTATGGATGAAACAGGTAATTACTGGACTCCAGGAAATATAGCTAAAGCTTCTAACTTCTTATGGGGTATTAACTTTACTAAATTTATACCTGAAAGATTTACTGATAAACAAAAAGGTAGACTTGCTGAGTTTAAAAAGCTAAGACTCTTAATTCAGAGTATGGATATTATTCAGGATAAAAAGAATGAGATTGATAAAAATCTAGGAAGTTCTAAAATTACTACTGAAGAAATGATTAACTGGTATGCATTTGCAGTAGACCATCCTGAATTTAAAAACCAATCTGAAATATTATTAGCTATTCTTCAAGATACTAAAATTAAAGATAAAAATGGTGTAGAACATCAGTTTTTTGATGGTAATAAATTTACAGCTTATGATATTAAAGATGGTAGATTAGTTTTAAAAGATGAATTTAGAACTGATGAGAATATTCTAAATTGGGAAAATTTCTCAGTTGATAGAAATAATCTAAAAAATAATGAGTATTTCTTAGCTAGAAATAAAACTAAAAATGCTATTTCTAGGTCTCAGGGTAACTATGAAGCTACAGATACTATTATGATTACAAATCATATTCTAGGTAAATTAGCATTTTTATTCAAAAGATGGTTGCCTGAACATTTTATGCAGAGATTTGGTCTAGGTAAGAATTTTAGTGTAACTACAGGCAAGCAACAGGCTAGAGGTAGATATTGGTATTTATTTGATAATACAGGAGCTTCTAGTGCTGCTATTTTAGGAACTATAGGATTTGCTTGGGGTCTAGCTCCATCTGTAGCATTAGGAGCAGGATTTTTAGGTGGTTTAGTGGCTATTAAAGCTTTAAGTAGAATTTATAACAAACAATCTACACAGCAGGAAGCTAATAATGTATTATCATTTATAGATTTTACTAGAAGTGTAGTTTTATCTACTTTAAATTACCCTTTAGATTTATTTAGTGTAAATCCTAAATATAGATTGAATAGTCAAGTTAATGCAGAAAGAATAAATATTACTGAGGAAGAAGCTAGAAATTTGTCTGCTGTTGCAAAAGAATTTGCTATTATATTAAATGTATTAGCAATGAAAGCTCTAGCTACAGCTTTATTATGGGATGATGATGATGAAGAAGCTAAAATGAGAGCTAGATATGTAGATAATCAATTAACTAAACTTATAAACTCTTCTACTGCATACTATAATCCTAAAAATTTATATGAAGATGCTACTAGGATTTCTTTCTTACAATATTTAAATGATAGTTATAATGTTGTAAAAGCTATTGCTACACAGAATGGAGAAGTAACTCAGAATTTATTAAATATTACTCCTATACCTAGAGCTTTAACTAAAGAAACAGGTATGTTTGAAGATAAGAGAGATTATACTCCAGGTGAATTTACTGATGATTTAGGTAGAGATTGGGCTACAGGAGGTAATCACAGTGCTAAAAAAGAACTTAAAGCTAGAAGAGATGAACTCAAGGAAAAATATAATGCTGAATTTGAAGAACAAGGTCTTGAAGGTAAAGAAAGAGATGAAGCAGTTAAAAAAGCAGTTAGAGAAGAATTACCTAATAAACCAAAAGGAATGTCTTATACTGAATATATTGAGCTTCTAGATAATCCTGACAAATTAGATAATTTAGACTAGTTCAATAGGAAGTTCTAAAAAATAAAAAACCCCCTAGTACAAAGTACCAGGGGGTTTACCAATTAATACAACAACTAATTTTGCAATTTCAAGTTATTTAACAAAGTTGCAAAATCTTTTTTATTTCCTTTTTCTTCAGACATGCTTCTTATTTTATTCATAGTTTGAAAAGCCTCAGCAGCTACAAGTATGATTTTTGCAAAATCTTCATCTTCTTCCATATTTAAGCATATAGCTTTAGCTATATTTTTTGTGCTACCATGAATAGCTAATTGGGAGCATTCTTGTCCATCTTTAGTTGAAGTAATCATAGATAATATTAAATCTTCTTCTTCTACTGAATTTTTGTCTAAAGATTCAAAACATTCTTGAAATCTTCTTGCTAAGTCTCTAAGTGTCATAATATTTAAATTTTAATTGTTAGTTATTTTCTAAATAGTGTCTAAGTTGAATAAATCCTTTAAAGTTTTTATTCCAACCTACTATTTTTCTTGCAGTTTCAGGAGTTATTTTAGATAAATCTCCTCTTACATGAGTTGGATATTCCATACCTTTCATTACCTTGCCTATATGTTCAAAACAAGAGTAATGTTTTTTCTTTGCTAAACCCTCATACATAGATTTTATTTTTTCCTCTGACATTTTATTATCCTCATCTCCAAATTTAGTATAACTGATTCTAGCAGTTTTACATACAGATTCTTTAATTAGCAATTCTACATCTTCATTTTCAGAATAATTATTAAAGAAAGGTATATGCCAATCATCATCAGATTTATTTACAGGAGTAGATTCTCTAAGTGCATCATACATTTTTTCTGCTAAATCCATAAAATGAATTTCAGCTTGTCCTGTATTATGTTTTAACCACCACATATAATCTTCTCCATCTAAATAATCATGATTTTCTATAGCCTCTTTTTTAGACTTATATACCTCTGAAATTCCTTGAATTTCATATTTAGGGCATCTAAGGTCAAATAAATTTTCAAAGCCCTCTTTAGTACCTGTAATTAGCTGTTTTACCCACATATAAGGTTCTAAAATTCTGTTGCAAAGCTGCTTAGTAACACCTATTTCATACAAATCTTTTGCACTTTTTACAGCAACATCTCTACCATTTAACCATAGAGTATCTCTTATAACTTGTTCTAATGGACTTTCAAAATACTCTACACCTTGCATACCTTTATGATGTTTTTGCCAAGCAATAGGTATAAAAGGGTCTTTTTCTATTATTTCAACCATTTTCTCAAAAGGTATAGCCCTACTACTAGAAGTATTTTTTGAAAGCATTTTATGTGTATTAACTTCAGCCAAAATAATTCTAGGATACACCAGTTCATAAGAAATTAATTCTTCTCCTGAACCTTCTCTAATACTATGTGCTACTATTTTAGCACTAATCTTGTTTGTCTCCATATTCTTCTAAATATTGTCTTACAATTACTTCATCTAATTCTAGTTCTTCAACTAAATCTTCAGGAATTTCCATAAAGTCTATATCTTTAGTGTCAGGGTCATACACAAATGGCATAACTCTAGTACCTATTTTAACTGTTCCATAACCTGTAACAGCTACATTTACTTCTACTGATTTCATAATTTTAAAAAATCTTTTATGGTTCTTTTATTTTCCATACTTTTCCTTAAACCTCTCTCCTTATCAGTCTGAAAATATCTTTTAGGGTAAAAGGTTTTTTCAAATAAGCTAGTTGAACTTCCAACAGGAACTACTTTATTTACAAATATACCTTTTAAATCATACATTAACCTTTGTTTTATAGGAAATTCTCTTGCAGAACTTAGTCCACTTGAAAATCTAATAGCTTTAGCTGGAGCTTTTACATCAAAATATAAAACATACATATTATCTTTCAGAGACCTTAAATTCTCTACAAATAAAAAATGTAAATTTCTATTATACTTCTCACTTAAAGAACCCATCTCAGAAATGACAAGAAATAAGATATTTACCCCTTTTTGAGTAAAAGCTACCTTATAGTCAGGTGTATAAGTTATAGGGTTTAAAATAGTCTGTTTTGCAATTTTTAGAATTTTCTTACCTTTTGGATAAGATACTTCTACTTCAGGTTTTAAAATGAATGTTTGTGGCTCTCTGACATATTCTGTTATAAATCCCTCTTCTTTTAAATCATCAAGCCACCATTCAAAATACATTTCAAAATTATTCTTCTCTGTTGCCATTACCAAAGTTTAGTTTTAGGAAATTCTACTCTACCTTGTACAATTTCAATCTCACCATTTTTACAATATACTTTATAAAAAGCATTGTAAATATTGGCATCCCAATCACTGAGTACTTCATTTAATACAATTTTCAAATCAGGATATAATTTTGAAAATTCAGATAAATCTGCTTCTCTTTCAGACCATTTACCATCAAAACATAGAAAATTCTCCTCTATGATAAAACTAGGTTCTATAGCTAATTCATCAGAAATTGACTCTGCAATTTTCTCAAAATTAGTTCTAACCTGTTTTAATTCATCTTTAGAAAATTTTTCTAAACCTTCAATAATAAGGTCAAATTGTGTGTAATTACCCATTTTTTAAATTTTTAATTTCTCTTTCTAAATACCATTTAGCTTTTTCTAAGTCTTCTATTGTTTTAGAAGAATCTTTTTTACCAGCTCTAGAAACATATTTTATTACATTTCCTAGACAAAATCCTAATTTTTGGTCTTCTATGAAGTCAATAACTTCTATTTTACCACTATTATAATGAGAAGGATTTTCTACATATTCTCTCAAGTCCTTATTAGATTCACCAATTATAACTTGACCACCCATTAATTTATTCATCTTTAAGTTCTTCTTTTACTTTTTTAATAAAATTTTCAAAAAACATTCCTGCTATTATAAATAATAAAATAACTCCGTAAATAACAATAAGAGCAGTGTTTATTATAGGTATTAAAGCTATTATTACTAATATTTTTCTTTTTCTACTACCATATTTAAAATCATTTGCAATTTCTAATATTATTTTTGCTGTAAAAAAATACAATACAAGGAAAATTAATGTAGAAATTATTATTAGTACTATTGTTTCTCTCATAGTTTATTTTTTATAAGGTTGTTCAAACATAAGTTTACTAAGAAAATGAAGAATTAATATAGTAAGATTTAAACAAGAAAATGTTATTGAAAAACTTTCTCTACTATTTATAGTCCAGTCTTTTATACTGAAAGATAAATTATAAATTGAATAACTTATGTAAATTATTGCATTTGCAATTATACAAGATATTATTGCTCCTTTCATAGTTTATTTTTTATATTTTTTATGCCACCAGGGTTCAGTTAATTTATAAAATTTAAGTGAGCCATCTTCTTTCATTTTTTCCATAAGTTCAGTATCTTTTTTACTACCTATAATATGAACTTCATCTCTATAGTCAGATTTTCTTAAATCCATAGTATAAAAACTTCCTCCTCCTAACCAATAGAAAGGAACTAACTCCATTTTTCTCTCTTGTTTATTGTATTTTGCTTGATATATAGTTCCATATTTACATTCATTATAATCAACATATCTTACAAAATCTCCATCTTTTACTGTTTCTATTATACTCATAATATTTATTATTTTAAGTTTAAAATTTCTATTTGTTCTTCTGTTAATGGTTCAAAATTTTCATAGTAATCAAAGGTACTTTCAAAAAATTTTGTTCTAGAATCATCATAACCAACAAATCTATCTATAACTGTATTATATTTATCCTTATTCCAAAATTTACAATATTTTCCTATATATTCACTATAATCTATTATTCTTTCTTGACTAAAACCACCATTTACTAAATCATATTCTGTAAAAGAAAGTGTTTGCAAATTACTTCCTATTTTAAAAGAACCATCAGCTTCATAGTAAATACTGATATCTTTATTAAAATCTTGTTTAAAACATACTAATACTTTACATTCAGTTTTACCATTAAATGTAAATTCTGATACCTCTTTAACTTTTCCCCATCCATAGCTTATATCAAATACTCTGTCTCCTTTTTTGAATATCTTTTTTTTTTCCATAAGTATAATTTATTTTTGTTTTGTTGAATTTTAGACTAGGTTTATAGTATTTAGGGTTCATATCAAAATCCATCTCTCCAGGTTCCAAAAGTTCTGCTCTAAGACTGCTGTCAAACATTACCTCTTCTTTATCTTTAGAAATAGTATGTTCACCCTCTATATCAATCACTTTGTAAAATAAAACAGAACTTCTAATAAAAGTAATTTTAATAGTTTTTAGTTTGAAATTATCATCCCTATATCTATAAATTTGACCTACTTTAAAATCTTCAGGTTTATTTTTATGTTTAATTTCTATCCTAAAATCAGGGTCATCATTTTTATTAAAAATTAACCATATTATAAAATCTTCTTTTTCTTCTTTATTTATACTGTTTATTTTATCTTGATACTTTTCAAGTCTATCAATTATATCTTTATCAGATGTTTCCATTTTTTAAATTAAATTTAAAAGTACTAACTACAAATTAATGTAGTTAGTACATTGTTAATATTAAAATTGAACATCAACTCTATCTATAAGTCTAGAATAAGTTTTACCTGATTCTGTATAAATTGTCACAAAAATTTTAGCATCATAAATTCTTCTAACTTGTTTTCCACCTGTATTAGTTACATGAGAACCAATTACTTCAGTATCATTATATTCTAGTCTACTTATTCTACTTAATAATCTTTCAATATGAGTATATTTGTAATCTCCATGTTTATCTTCAGTTTCAAATTTAAAACTTATATCATAATGTATTTTTATAATTTTATCTTCTTTTGTTGATATAAATTTAAATCTTTTTATCATGCTCTGAAGCTTGTAAGAATATGTATGTTCTGAAGAAGTATTAGATACATAAGTACTAAGTACTAATTTATTTGTTTTATTTGGTATAAGTTCAATAGTTTTTGTCACTTCTTCTTGTCTTGGATTTACCTTATTTGTAAAATCATCATCATTACTTCTGCAAGAAACAACTGATAATACTAAAATTACACATACTAATGTTTTGATTAAATTTTTCATAATTTTCTAAATTTTAAGTTAATAATAATTTTTATTTTAAATCTTTTTCTATATTTTTTGTAAATACTAAATGACTATTTTTTATAAAATCTTTTGTCAATAGTATTTTAAAATCTTGCTCTACTATTGTATAAGCAAGACAACTTTTATCTTTTACAAGTTTAATGATATTATTAAATAATTCATCTAACTCTTCTTCACTATCTACAAATATTGGAAATTTCTTACCTGTATTGTAGATTATTAAACCATATTTTCTCATATTATAGTAAGGGTTTTGCTTGTTCTAAAAGTTCTTTATGATTTTTCATGAATTCATAAGCTTGAGTGTGGGTTTCAAAAGTTAAAATATGATGTATAAAATTTGTATGTCTTATTTTAATTTCATATTGGTGAGATACAATAGCATAATAATATTCATGTAATTTAAAATCAGGTTTCCAATCTCCAAGAGTTTTATTTCTCCATTGTAGTAATTGACTTATAGCTAATGCTGCTTTAGCTTCTTCTTTACTCGGGTAAGTGTTTTTATTACTATCATTAGTTTTTTCAGGAATTGTTGCATCTTCTATCCTACAATCTGCTGAAATATAATAACCTTTCACTTGACCAAAATCTTCCCAATCATACTTTATTTCTTTTAGAACAATCTTATCTTTTGAACTATTTTCTAAGTCTAGTTCAAATCCCTCAGGTATTTCTAATGTTTTTAACATGATTTTCAATCTCTTTTGTTAATACTTCTTTCATTATTCTTTGATAACTCTCTTTATTCATATAAAATCTAAATCTAGGAGAAATTATTTCAACATATTCTTCATAATCCTCTACACTTAAATAAGGTAAATTTATAGTTTTTAGAGCATTTTGTATTTTATATCTTAGAATATCATCTATTTTTTGATTATTTTTTTCCATTTTTATAAATATCAATTAAAATTTTTACAGAGTCTATTTTTGCTTCTTCATAGTCTTTTTTATGAAATATTGTAATAATATCTCCTTCTGAATTTTTTATTTCGCAATAAAATGGAACATTTATAACAATAGGATTTTTTTCAAGAGTTATACTATGAAATAGTCCTTTATTTCTGAACCAAGCAAATACTTGTTCATAAAATGGAGCAGCAATATCAAATTTATTACTCTTTAATTTTAGAATTTTATAAGCATTTATTGTCATTATTCTAAAATGACTTTTATTTTTTATGTCTCTTGATTCTAATCCAAATCTAGGTGCTGGTTTATTATGTTCATAATAAAATAAACAAAATTCATCAAAACCTAAATCTCTCAATTCTATTGCTATATCTTTAGGAACAAATGCTTTTTCAATATCAAACATGTTTTTTTATATTAAAAAATTTCTATAAAATTGAGACTAATAGATGTTATTATATAACATCTACTAATCTGCTCACTCTTCTTTCCAAAACTTTCAGGTAAGATTTCATATACTTTAATTGTTCTAATAAATCTTCCCTATCTATTAATGGTAATTCATTAAATTTAGGTGTGTTAATAAATACACTTAATTTTTCAGTTCTTTCAGTTAATTCTTTAACTTCATTTACTAATCTTGTTTTAAAATCGTCCATAACTTTTAATATTTTACTTTAACTTTTACTTCTAAAATATCTGTCATCATTCTCAGATAATCTATCTTATTTACATAGTATGTACCTTCAGTAAGAATAATTTTAACATAGTCTCCATAATCTACTATACCAAAATTTAATGATTTACCATTTTTTATTGTAGCTCTTATAATATCTTTTAGATTTGCATCTACTTTTCTAATTCTAACTTTACTCATAATCAATATCTATCTTTAAAATCATTGTAAATTGCAGGTATTAAAAATACTATGGAAATATTTATACCACCTGATAAATAACAATAAAAAGTTCTTGACCCTATATCCCAATTTACTACATTTAAACTTAGATTATAAATAGAAAATGGTATATACATTACAATATTTAATACTATAAAATATATTAAAACAGTTAAATATATTGCATTTTTTCTACTAATTTTCATATTAGTTATTTTAAATTATTCTTACTATCAAACTCATCTAAATTTTCTTTTATTTCTATTACTATTCTAACAAGTACTAGTAACAATCCTACTATTATGTTTATTACAGGTAAATACATTGATATTTTTAACAATTTTGTTATTTTTAAACTGAATGGGTTACTTTTATCATTTATAAAACTTGATGTAATTGACATACATGTAAGAGTTAGAAGTAACATTGAAAATAGTGTGAGTAATGATATTATTAAATTTATCATATCTAATTATTTTTATTGTTAAACTCTTCTATATCTTCCTTTATAAACACATTAAATCTTACTAATAATTTTAAAAATGCTAGTAAAATATTTAAAAATGGAACAAACATTAAATATTTAATAACATTTGAAATCTTTTTATCAAGAATATTATCTCTACTACAAAGAAAACTTGCTATAAATACTAAAGATAAAAAGTAAGAAAATATTACTATAAAGGAATAAAGTAATATTAAAAATAAAATTTGCATAGTTAATTATTTAAATTATTATAAAAGAGGCTTAGCTATTTCAATTAAGTCCTTGAAATTTTCTAGAAATTTGTCTCTAATTTCTCTTTTTTCAAAAGTTAAAATTCTGCTGTTTTCAAACTGATGACCACCTCTAATTTCACCTTTGGAAACATATATACAGTGTTTCATAGTATTAGTATTCCAACAAGGCTTCCACCCATCATTGTATCTGTCCCTTAACTGACATAATTGTGAAAGAGCTAAACATGCTTCAGCTTCTTCTTTTGTAGGGAAAATATTTCTATTATCTGAAATAGTATCCAGCTTTACTTCACATTCACATATATCACCTCAACTATCTAAATAATATCCACTTATAATTTTTAAATCTTCCCAACTCTTCGGAAGTTCTCTTTCAACTTTCTTAAAAACAATCTTTTCAAAAGTTGATTTCTCTTTATCAATTTCATACCCATCAGGTACTTCTATTTTTAATTCTCTATCTTTCATAATATTTTAATTAATTGTTATCATCTCCTACAACTGAAAATTGTAATTCATCTAACTTATTTTCTATTGTAAGAAATAATTCAAAGTCACTTTTGTATTTATCTGAAAACATAAAATCATCTATTTATTCTAATGCATATAGATAACCTGCTTTCCAATTTTCTGTACAATCATCACTATTATTTCCATTATTAGCTTTACATTGTTGTGATGCTAAATTGTTAAATTCTTCTTGTGTTTGTATTATTTTCATAATATTTAATTTTTAATATATGCCTTCAACATTCACTATACCTTTTAGAACTTTTTCAGTACTAATACTATACATTTCACCATAACATGAAACTACAATTAAAAAAGATTTATTTTTAAGTTCTGCCATTTCTTTTTTCAAATCTTCCATACCTTCTTCACTTAGAGGTATATAAAATAGTGACATACCTTCTGCTTTAAAACTAAAATAAAATCTAGCTCCATCTTTCATATGTTCTTTTTGAATAATAGTACTGGGTTTATAATCTCTCTTATCTTTCATAATTTTATTTTTTATTTTTTAAGTTTTTTATAAATTCTTCTAATAAATCAATCTGTTTCCCATTTAATTCAGGCATTGATTTTATTATATTTTCTACTTTTTTCTCCCATTCTTGCCTCATTAAATCTGCTTCTTCAGATTTAATAGCTAATCTGTAAAGGTCATTATTTAAATCTATAAAAATTTGTCTTACCTCTTTTAAAAATGGGTAACCTTTTATTAGACCTGATTCTTCCATGTAATCTAAAAGTTCTATTTGTAAAGTAGTGGTACAGAAGAATTGTGACATTACAGATTTTAATTTCTTAGTCTCTTTAACATCTAGCTCAGAAAATATTCTTTTCTTTACTTTTTCTTCATATTTAGCTTCTTTTTTTAGAACTTTTTTGTGGTAATCTGTCAGATACTGACTTGATATGTTCATTGTTTTTAGTATTTTTTAAGTTAAAAAATTCATTCTCATCAAAAATTAATATTTCTCTATCTTCATCTAAATAATAAACCTTAGTTCCATCTAGACTTAGAGTAGTTTTTAGATTTGTGTATTTTGTGAAATATTTGGCAGATTTTAAAATATCATCTGATTTTATATAGTGTCTTTGAAAAATCTGTTTTAATCTGTATTTATCATCAAAAAGAGATTTTTTCTTTTTGTTTATACTAGATTTAGCTAGTTCATATTTTTCATCTTCAGATAAATCTTCTAAATCCTCTCTATTCCAAAAATCTTCATCTAGTGATATTTTTTTAATTTTTACATTATTTACAAAATAACAACCAAAAATTTCAGCTTTTATATCAGAATAATAATTTGTCACTTCACAATCAAAATTTCTACTAATATAGAAAGGTATGGCAAATTCAGGTCCTGTGGAATAAATAGATAGTATAAATTCCTTTTCAGTTCTTTCTAGATTAATTTTATATACTATTTTTCTATAAGTAAATTCTACCCTGTTTCTGTAATATTTTACTATATCTTCATGGAGATTTTTTAAATCTTCATATTGTATAGTGGAAATATCATAAAGAAATTGCTCTAATCCTTTTATTTTAGTATTTTTTGATATTTTTATATAAATTTTATTTGAGAATGAAACTATATTTTTATGCATAATATATTGTATAAAATCTAAAATTTCTTCTAAATAAATGTTCTTCTGCATGATTGTAATATCCAGTAGAAAGAGGAGTAGAATATCTGTCATAAGACATTCCAATCTCCTCTTTTTTACTAGATTTATAGTATTTTACTTCCTCCATAGGAGAAATTTTCATTTCTAAATTTACACCTAATAATTTAGGCTCTTTTTTATCTTGTGCAAATGATAAAACACTTATCACAAAAAATATTGTAGACAGTCCTTTTTTCATAATTAAAATCTTTATTTATCTTTGTTTTTCTCAGCATAAAATTTTCTAAGCATTTCACCTGTTACACCCATAGGGAGAAATCTTACAGGTCTTCTAAGCTTTTTAGCTGATTCTAGAGCTTTTCTAGCTTTTTGTACCTCATATGATGATTTAAATCCAGCAGGTACATCATCCAATGCATTTTTTAATGCTTCAGGAGTAGGTAACATATCTTAAGATTTTCCAGTTGAACCAAATCCTCCTGAACCTCTATCAGAATTTTCCAATTCCTCAACTATTATCCAATCAATTTTAGGTACTTTTTGAAGAACCATCTGAGCAATTCTATCTCCACATGCAATAGTAAAATTACTATTTGAACTATTGTGTAGAATTACACCAATTTCTCCTCTATAATCAGCATCTATTGTACCTGGAGCATTTAAAACTAAAATCCCATTTTTAGCTGCTAATCCACTTCTAGACCTAATTTGAATCTCATAACCAACAGGTAATTCTACAAATAGACCTGTAGAAATAAGTTTTCTCTGACCAGGTTCTAAAGTAATAGATTCATCAATATTAGCTCTAACATCTAAACCTGAAGCTCCCTCTGTAGCATATTCAGGTACAAAGGTTTTACCTTTGTTCACTACTTTTACTTTAACTATTTCCATTTTTAATATTTAATATTTTACAAATTTACAATTAATAATTGAAAACTTCATCCCAAATAAATGGTGGATACTCTAATTCAGAATCTTTTAAGTCTTCAATTGTTAATTTCACATCATAATCCCTATGAACCTGGCTGATAAATTCTTGTTTTTGAGTGGCAGTTTTATACATTACATTATAAGCTTTTGAGTGTCTTTTAAAATAAAGACTAATCTCAATAGGACTATACATTTCACTGTATTTTCCAGCTCTAAACAATCTCAATTTTTCTTCAAAATTCATAGGTAAATCTACTACAAGCATATGCTTACTGTAAATTTTATCAATATCTGAGAAGACATAGTCTGTCCTATAATAAGGCTTTCTTCTCAGAACATTCATAAAATTAGTAAATTTTGTATTGTAGTTTACCTTCTCTAAAGTATTTTCCTCTTTAGCTTTAGAATCTATGAGTATATACAAGCAATTTCCATCTATATTATAAGATTTATCATCTATACCTACAGCTAGTACATTTAGATTATCCATATATAAGTTAAAATTATCCTGGTATGCTTTCATACCAGGCAGTATATACTCATAAGTTCTATTTTGAAATAATTTATCCTCTATTATTTCCATAACCAGTTAAAAAATATAATTCCACATCCCCATTAGCCTCTAAAATATCAGATGAATATTTAAAATCTGTATTTCTTAATTTCAAAAGTTCATCTAATAATTCTTCAAAACCTTTATATTTTAATGCTTTATTACCATTTGCAACTGTCTCATTAGGAAATGTTAACCTAGTTTGTATAGATTCTTCTACACCATATCTACCTGTATACAAAGCTTCTTTACTACAAGTAAATACAAGAGGTCTACCTATATCTGTTGTAGATTCTACAATAAATTTAAAAGGTAATATTGTATAATCAGAATAAAAAATACTACTATTCTTGTAATATTCTAGAGCCAATGTATACCAAGCAGCCTGAATATCATACCTATATTTTCTAAATGAAGTTGGAAAATTTACAGTTCTTCCACTTGTAGTTTTAATATCAATAGGTTGTATAGTTTTATCTACACTATTAATGATAACCATATCTAATAAAGCTTTACAATCTATATTTTTGTGGTTAAAAAATATAGGGAATTGATATAGTATTTCTCCATTACAAGCAACTATTTTAAAATAGTCTTTTGTATATTTATTATTTTTTATAGATGCTACTACATTTCTAACAGTAAGATATTCTTCAGCACTTAATACTTTTTTACCTTCACTGAGTAATAAATCATTCCAATATTGATAATTTTCTAGAATTTTATTTACTCTAGTTTCATCTTTCCAATTAGGATAATATTCAAAATTATTACAAGCTTCTAAAATTTCACTTTTAAAATTTGTAAATTCTCTATCATTACCTTTTTGAATAGCCATAGAAAATACACTATTAATAATATTTCTCACATTATCACTAGGTTTATTTTCTAGAGAAGATACATGAAATTCTTCTAAAAAATCTGTACTAGTAATCATACAATCTACTGCACTACCTAAAAGAAAATGTTTAGCATCTTCTGAATTTTCCTGTATACCCTGTGCCTGTCTATCTTTAAATTCTTTAAACTTTTTAGGGTCATCTAATAATAATTTTAGCTCTGATTGACTCAAAGCTAAATTATTATAATAATCCTGTGTTTCTTTTCTATTACTCATCTGTTTTAGTTAATAATTTAAACAATCCTTTCTCCATAAAATTTTTCCTATCTGTAAGACTTTTTATGCTTTTACCTGCCTGATTTTGTATAGAATCATAATATAAACCATTTATATCTCTCACAAATACAATTTCTATATTTTCTGCCATAAAAACAGGAAAGATAATTTCTTGTATTTTCTTAAAAAGATTCTTATACATAGGAAGTGATATTAAATCATAATTTAAAAATAATTTAACATCACCTTTTACATCATCAAAATATTTTCTTTTGTCAGCTAAATCTGCATAAATTTTACTAGCAAAATCTCCAGTATATTTTAAAGGTATTCCTAAGCTTAATAAAATCTTACCATCTTCAGTAAATATTTCAAATTTACCTCCAAATAGTTTTATTATGTTTGTATTACTGACTTTATATTTAAAATATCTTAATGTAGTATAACTTAAAATAGAATTTAAAAATGTTCTATATACAAAACCTGCAGACCTAGAAGAATATTCAGTATGATAGATGTTACCATATATTATGTTATTAGGTTTAGAACCACTATCTAACATACCACTTATAATTCTGCATAAATTTACTGGGATATATGAATTAGGATTTTTTTTATAATTTAAAGCAAAATTACAAATAGGACCACTAAAATTTACTTCTCTATAGTTACCTAAATAAACCTGTTCATCTAGATAGTAATAACTACTTGAACTAAAAAATGAATTTACTAAATTACTCATCTCTGTTTTCTAAGAAATTTAGAGGGATAATATATTCAGTAAAAAATGGTATGATTCTATCACTATTTCCATTTATCATATTAGAAATATAGTTAGTGAAAAATCCTACCATATGAGAAGCAATCATACTTGCACAATGTGAAGTTTGTTTTAATGTACATGGTAAATCAGGAACTGCAGAATCATCAAATAAATATTCTTTGTATTGTCCTATTTTATCTTTAGTAACACAGAATATTTGTATTTTTTCTGCTTCTAATCTACCATCAATAAATATTGCATTCTCAATATTATTTTCTGTAACATGATTAGCCCAGTTATTAAACATAATTTTTCTAGCCTTCATATTATCAAATCCTGAAAACATGAAGTCATGAACCTCAGATTCTTCTGTATATTCTTCATAGGTATAAATCTCTTCATTACAGAAATCTTTTATAATTTCTGCTACTGCATCTACCTTATTTTTACCTATGTCAGATAATCTATACATTTGACCTGCCATATTTACCTCCTCCACTTTATCCATATCAAAAATATGAACTCTAAATCCAGCCCTAGCTAAAAAATAAGCTAGATATGAACCTATACCTCCTGCTCCTCCTATGATAGTATCAAATGTATTTTTTTCTACAAACCAATCTGCACCTTTAAATCTTGTAAATCTTACTTCTGTTGCCATTTTTTCAATTATTTTAATTTATCTAACATTAGCATAAAGAAATCCTGTATGTAAGAAATATACTTACTTTCTGCAGAATTTATAGGATAGAAATTATCACAATCAAGTAAAATTTCTAGACAAAATTCAAACACGGCTTTTTTAGTTTTATAAGAATAAGGTTCTACATTCTCACTAAAATTTCTAGCATATGTGCTGTGAATATTCTCTAATAGTTTATTTTCTAACTCTACTTGTGATATTTTCATATTAGCTATATCTGTAATAGCATCTTCTACACCTCCTATAGTATAAGTTCCTACCATAGATAGTAGTTCTTGCAAGAAATATTCTACATCAACTTCAAAAATATCTCCTGTAACTATTTTACTATAATCTGCATAGTCATCAGCAGTAATAGGAGTAGGTTCTGATTTTTGATTTACTGGGTAATAATCATTATCCCAACCATCATAAAAATCTACATTTCTAGCATTATTTGTACTTTTTGTAGCTTTTGAATATCCTGTACTAGCAATATTATTTTGAACTCTGTAAGTAGTATATACTGGTTCAGGAGTTTTCATAATTTCTTCTACTTGATTTATAAAATCTTCAGATAAAGGTTGTAAATCTCTTTGAAATACTACATCACAATCATAGATTATTAATGTCTGACTATTATGTGTAGTTTTAAAGTTTTTACCATCTTTATTTTTAGCTTTTCTTACAATTTTATTATCAGTAAGATAACAAAGTTTGCATGTAGTATCTAAGTTATTATTTACTATCAGTGACAAATAAAAATTATGATTTGCAGCATTTTCATGCAGTTCATCCATGTCTGTACCACTAAAAAATGTTGCCATTTTATTATGGGAATGTATTAAACCTATTTTATGGTCAGTACCTATTTCCATCCATTTCGTAGGTAATTTTTCATTAGTAGAAAAAGATGTATAAGTTGAAGTTCCTTTATCTAATGGTAATACTTCTTTACAAGTAATAACCATATTTTCAGGGTCATCTATATCTCCTTCTACTTCATAGAATAAAGGACCTGACCATTCTAATGTAGATATTTTATCACATAGATATCTTATCTGTCTCTCCAAAGTTTCAGATATGATAACTTTAATTTTTACATCCTGAATAGTAAGTTCAGGATATTTTATTTTTTTAACTTCTAGATTTTTATTGTAAGCCATATTGAATATATTTTGTATTAACTCTAAATTGAATAATTTTTATTATCATCTCTAAAATTTCAGGATGTATAATTTCTACTAAATTGTCATAAACTTCTTTAGTAACTGTATCAGGCTCTTGAATAACCTTTAATTTTAATTTTTCACCTCTAAAATATAAATTACTACTAGTTTCATATGTTTTAATTTCAGGTTCTCCAGCATCTTCTGATATTTTTATTAAAGATTTATCAAATACTTTACAATAACCTGAATTAGTTTTATAACATACAAAATCTTCATATCTACTACTATTACCATAAATATCTTTTACCATTTTTAGTAGTAAATCTTCTAATTTCTGTGATTTTTTTAAAATTATACCTGTCCTATCTACATCAAATTCTAAACTATCAGTATAATTAGGTATATTATTTATTATGTTTTTAATACAATCTTTTAAATTCCCATAAGATAACACTCTAAAATTTGCTCCTAATAATGTAGAATTATAAACATCCACAAAATACAAATAAGGATTTGTCTCTATTGATTCATAAGTCAATATAGACATTAAATGCATCATAAAACCTTCAAAATCATTTCTAGTAAATTCATCTAATCTTTTATTATTTAAATAGTTTCTTATGGGATTATTTCCTAAACATATACTATTATAGTTAAGACTTACTTTATTACCTTTATTTATGTCAGATAAAATATCTCTTCTATTACTTACATGACTATGTATATAACCACAAACTAACTCTTTACTAGTTAAAGTAGTTCTCATTAAATCTAAACTACCAATATAAAGATATTCATTTCTATATTTATGAATATTTATTCTGATATATAAATCTTTAATAGGGTGACTTTGTTCTAAATTATTTACAATAGTGAAATCTCCTATGTATACACTTATAGAACTTATAATATGTGGGTCATTTTCATAACCCTTCATTAAATTTAAATTTACTCTTCCAGGATACCATTCACTAAGAAATTTTAAAAATTCAAAAAGACTATTGAAAAGTTTTTCATAATTACTTGAATAACCTGCATCAAAAGTGATTCTACCCTCTTTAAGTTCTTCTAGAATAAATTCCTTATTGTTATTTAGATTGTTTTTTAAAATTTCTTCTAGTTCCATATTTATTAAAATAAATAAAAGTGAGAGATTCTCAAAAGAACCTCCCACTTAATGTTAAATTAAAAATCTATATACTAATCAAGACCATTCAAAAAGTCTCTTTCATAGCTTCTAGCTTCTTGTACAGAAGAATCTTCTCTTCTAGAATCATAAGAAGTGTTCTCAGTATTTTCTCTTACAATTCTTTTTAATTCATACAGTCTATAATCTAAACTTTCAATTTCCTCATTTAAGTTAGAAATAATATCTTTAATATTTTCTACTCTATTTTCTAATACAGAAATTGCATCTAAAGCAGATGTAGAACCTGCTTTTGATTGTTTAGCAAACATCATTAATTTAAAATCTCCTTCAGGTAATTTAGCATCAGCATGAGATAATTCAAGGTTAGACCCTGCAATAAATAATCTCATGTTGTTTCTGTTAATACCTTTAGAATCTAGAATATCAAAGATGTCTTTGAAATAAACAGCTGAAGTTTGTACTGGTTCAATGCTTCCTACTGTAGAAGCGAATGTGATTGTTCTCATTTTTTAAAAAATTTAAAAAGGTTAATTATAATATTTGATTTAATTTAAGAAATTTTGTCAGTTCCTCTAAACCTTTATTTTTCACTAAGTCAGAACTATCTTTAATTCCTTCTAGTGAATAATATACAGGCAGAGATGAGTTTATAGCTACTCCAGTTTTAATAGAATTTATTGTATCTACAATTTTTTTTGAAAATGCTAATCCAGTAGAATCATTATCAAAGATTACAAAGATTTTTTTAAATCTTTTACATAAATCTTCAAATATATTTCTACTAGGAATAGCAACTTCATTTTGCAGCCATATAGAGTTTAAACCAATATTTCTAAGAACTCTACAATCCTTATATGATTTTGTTATTACTAGCTTTTCACCAGTTTGTGTTAAACTTTCATAACAACCTATATCATTCATATTACAATTAGCAGTCCATTTGAATTCTTTATTGTATGGTCTATATATTTTAACTTTACCATCTTTAAAATCAGTATAAGCATAAGTTATGTCATTACATGTTATAACTACATACTTATTTAATTTCTTAGAATAAACTTGATAAGCAGAAATAGGAACAACTTTATCCTCAATAAGCTGGAATTTAGAGATTCCATATTGAGTCCAAAATTTTTTATCCCTATTATCAAATTTTCTTCTAGCAAATTTTATTTCTCTGTGTTTAAAGTCAGCTGTATTTTGGTTTGTATGATAAGTTTGTATATTTTTTACTTGGAATTTAGGTTTTTTTTCATAAAGTTTTAATTCTTCCCACAAATATTCTAAAGTGCTATAAAAGTCTATTTGAAGGCATAATTTTGCAAATTCTATGCAATCTACACTATGATAACCCATTCCAAGAGCAAAATCTATAAATCTTATTTCATCATCTTCACCAAATTCTGTAAAATAGCAAGTACCATTATGGTCTTCTCTATAAGGTGCTTTATAAATCTTGACATCAAGTTCTATTGGTTCATTCATAAAAAAACTAAAAACATCAATTTCAGACACTCTAGAAAGAATATCTGAAATTGTTAAATCTGCTTTTAATCTCTTATAAGTATACATTTTTTTAGACTACCATCCACTATCTATATCATCTGATGTAGAATCTGAATCATCTCCAAAATCTACTTCAGATTCTTTTTTACCCCCTTCTAAAGTTTGTCTATTAGCAAAGTTAGAACCTAAGAACCAACTTCCTCTTTTGAATGGGTGTTGTTCTCCTTTATCATCTACATAGGTTAAAGAAGTTTCAGTTTTAACTTCTTTCCAACCTGTATGAATAGTAGGTACTATAAATAATCCATGATAAGAAGTTTTATAGTTTGGAACTTCTAGGAAAGTAGTATTTTGACCTTGTCTAATATTGTAAGAATATTGCATAAATAGGTCTAGATTTTTCTTATCCCAATCAGGATTTTTCTTAATTCCAGTTTCCATTTTCTGAACAAAAGATTTAAAATCAGATACACCTGATGCTAAAGCTTTTTCTAATTGTTCAGGAGATACAAAACAAAGTACAATATCACAGATAACAGCACTAATAATTTTAGTTTGTTTTTCTAATTCAGCTTTGTAATCTTCAGAGTTTTTATCTAACTGAACATTATCTTTGTAAAGTACATCAGGTTCATAGATTCTAAGTCTAGTTTCGCCCTCTCCTTTTTTGAAAACTACATCTAGACAGTTAGCTTCTGCACCATCTTTACCACCATTTGGGTTAAATTCAAATTTAACCATGTTTACATTTTGGTTAAGACCAAATTGCCAAACTCCTGAGCCTTTAAACTCTTCACTTGATTTTACTAATCCGTACATTTTATATGATTTTTAATTAAAAATTATTGTATTGCAAATATAAGAAATTACCAAGATTGCTCCGAAGTTACATCTTCGGAATTTGAAAAATTTCCTGGAACAGATTCTACAGGATTATTAGCAATTTCTTCAAGATTTACTTGAGGTCTAGCTACTTCATCAGGTGTAATATGCTGAGCTGGAGCATCATGTACTTCTTCTTCTACAAATGTAAATGCAGGTGTTCTTAAAGCTCTAATTTTAAGACCTAATTGTTTTAATGCATTTCTCATTGAAGCTTTAGAAAGCCCATAATGCTGTGCTAATTGGTCTAATTTCCATCCTGACTCTACTTTCTGTCTTAGTTCACTAGGAACAATTTTTACAATTTCTCGCATGATTTAAAAAATTTAAAAGTTAATATTATTCTCCTTTGTTATATTTTTCTATTTCTTTTACTACATAACCTAAATCATTTTTAATGACTAGTTCATTAAAACAACCAGCAGGAGTTTTAGCTGGTATTACAACACCATTTTCATCTCTAGTACTATTAGTAATAAAACCATATTCAGTTCCTCCCTCATAACCTACTTTTATTGTAGTAAATAAAGTAAAAGTAACTAAACCTTCAAGCTTAATTTTTTCACTTAAAAGTTTTCCAATAGTTTTAATACCATAAGTTCCATCTACAACCTCTGTATGTGCTATTACTATAAAATTAATATTATCAGGTAAAGCTGTACCTAAATCTATTATTTCATAGAAATTCTTTGCCATCACAGTGTATTTCTGAAATCCTGCTTCATTACTTTTCTGCATAAATTCTCCTGACATCAAATAATTTGCATCATCAATTAAAATATTTTTAATATGAGGCATTTTTTTAGGAATATTTTGCAAATAAGCTTTGATAGTCTCATAATTTGCAGTACAAATCATATTACCATCAGGATTTTCTTTAGGATGGTGTAATTTATACATATTACTCCACCCTCTAGCTGGTAGAGGCTTATTCCTAACATTAATTAGGAATGTCTCTTTAGGGTCTAATCCCTCAATACCAATTTCTGCATTAGGCAGATAAGAAGTACTTTTCCCTTGTCCTGAGTTACCCAAGACCATAATTGAATTTGACATATTACTTATTTTTTATTTCTTATTTCTTGTAGATATTTATAAACCTTAGTCATTCCTACTGCATCATCAGGTTTAGGCAATTCTTTAAAAAATTCCACTGCTCCATTAAAAAATAGAGGTACTTTATTATTAGATGGTCCATCTCTATCTTTTAGAATAGTGAGTAATCTGAAATTATCTTTTAGTTTGTTAATTTCATACCCATAACATTTTTCAATGGAATATCTATCAGGAGAAAATAATCCAAATGCAATATTTACATCTCTAGCTATTTTCTTTGAATCTCCTAAACCTGCTAAACTAGGTTCTAATTTTTTATCTACAGATACACCTCTGTAATCATATTGTACTTTTTCTTGGTCTGCAGCCTGTTGTTGTACATTTACAGGAATAAAACCAAATTTATCTCTCATATGGAGGCAGTATTTTTTAGAATAAAGCTCCATAGTTTCCATAGTACTCAAAAATTTATCATTGTATTTTTCTGAATCTAAAAGAGAAATATGGTCTACAATTACAATTACATAATGATTAGGATGATGTGTTTTATAGTGGTCTACTTTTTTAAAAGTGTCTCCTTTACCTAATTTTACATCCATAAGCATATCAGGTGTAAAAGGTCTACCTTGTTTATCATAATATGTTCCAATTTCTAAAGCAAAATCTCTAACATATTTATAAATACCAGTAGGATTTCTGATATTATCAATTAAGTGTATAGACTTTAAAAAATCATTTACATAATTTTCCGCTTCTCCCACTTTTTCAATAATATCTCTAGATAAAGTATTATATCTACCTATTGATTGTAAATCTTTTACTGAAGCAATAATATTATGATTAGTATAAAGATATTTAGATACTTCTGAAAGAATAATTTTCTTTTTACTTTCTTCTAGTGTAAAATATAAAATATCTACTTTGATATTACTATCAGGATTATTTTTTACAAATTCAAAAGGTTGATGCAAGAATAAATATCTAGCTAATTTACTCTTACCTATTCCTGAGTTAGCAGTTATAAGATAATATGTTCCTTTTTCAATTCCAGGTATGAAATGCTCTAACCTATCAAGCCCAGTAAAAGGAATACAATTATAATAACCAGCATCATGATTATCCTTATTGCGTAGGATTTCCTGGTATATTTCTCCAAATTTATCCATTTTAAATTAGTTCAGATTCATTACCATCTTCAAGCCTTCTAATCTCATCTACATAATCTTTTAGCATTGATGAACCATCTTGCTCAAAAATAAATTTGTGAGATTTTTTGATGTATTGTGGGTCATTTACAGATTGAATATATCTATAAGTGGCAGAAAAAACTTCATCTTTTCTAATGTCAGGAAAATTAGCAAAGAATTTTTTCATTCTTCTAAGAACATCAGTTTTTGTACCTCTTCTTCCAGGATTTACTTTTTTAAATAAATCCATCCATTCTGAAACCCATTCAAAATTTGTGGTTTGTTCTCCAAATAAAGGAACTTTCCAACAAATGGTATTACTAGTTAAATCTTTATTTAAAATACCTACTGCTAATATTTTTCTTTCTAAATCTACAGGAACAAAAGATGGTTTTAATCCATAATTTATACAAATTAAATAACTTATACCATCTTCTAGATTTATATTATTTTCTACTAAAATATCCCTAATTTGAGAATTTAAATTAGGGATTTTATCTATAATTCCAGCCATTTTATTTTGCTTTTGTCAAACTCTTCTAATGATTTCTCAACCCAATATTTATCTACTGTGTCTTTACAATAAAAAATATGGATTTGAGAAGTATAATCCTTTCCTTGATATACTAGTCCTCTAGCAATCTTTTGTACAGTATTTCCTTTTTGATTAGAATCTACCTGTACAATAACAATGTGGTCTACATTTTTAAAAGTAAAACCTGTTCCTCCTGCATTTACACAAGATAGAATATCTAGTTCTCCATTTATAAATTTATTTAAATTTTCATCATTTGTTTTAGAATTGTAAGTATTTTTAGAAATCTTCTCACTATTCTCAATAGAACTAGAAAAAACTAATTTTCTACCCTGTAAGCCATCTACATACCTTTTTGCTGCATCAATCTTAGATTTTACATTATGAATGAATTTCATTCTATTTAAAAACATATACATAGGAGCTTGTCCCATAGACATTTTTTTCTCCTCTATAGCTCTACAATGATAATTATAGGCATTTTCCTCAGTCTTATAAAAAGTTACCTTATCATTTCCAGCCTTCACATTTTTATCAATCATATTTAGTGGAACTCCTATACAAGTAATTTCATATGGAGCAATTACATTATCATCTACAGCTTCATTTATTCCATATTTAGCTTTAACTATAAGATTTAATTTCTCAAAAATTAATCTTTTTTCCTCATGTTTAGGGTGTGTTCCACTTAAACCTAAAATATTTTTGTATTTTATTTTTCCATTAAAAAATGGTCTACAATTATCAGAAGTTACATTTTGGTATTCATCAAGAACTACCAAATCATATTCTCCCTCCAATTTAGCCATAGAACTATAGCAAATTATGTCTGTTTTTTCTAAAAACTCCTCAGCATCCCAAAGTCTAAATTCATTAGGAATATCCTCATCTCTGAGCTTTGTATTAGGTGTAACCCATAATATTTTTTTAGGATTATCTCTTTTAATAATTTTTATTGTAAGGGAGGTTTTTCCGAATCTTGGCGAAATTAATAATAATCCATGAGGATTACTAGGAATTGTCTCTAATAATTTATTTTGAATTGCTGTCTTATTTTTATCTTCAGCCATGTTTATTTTGTTTTAAATATAAATAAAAAACATATATAGGAAGTATTAACCAACCTACTGTTTTTAATAAAATTTCTGCTACTGTTGCTAGTACAATTAATATTGCAAATATAACAATCCAGAAAAGAAATTCACCTACAATTTTCATTTTATTTAAGTTTTAAAATGTTAAAATATTTTATTCTTTTTTGCTTGTACTCTTAATTCCTTAATTGAAGATTTCATTACTACTGCTATAGAGTAGACCAAACCCCCATAAACTGCTAATTTTACTATTGTTTCCATTATTTTTTCTTTTTATTACTAGAAAATATTCTTGCTAATATTTCTACAATATACAATACAACTTGCATAGCAGTAATAAAAGCAAAAATATTTACTATTGTTAATATTAATTCTTTCAAATTTTTAAATTTTATTTAATGAACTTCTGCATAATCTTTACCATAATCTATTGAACATCCTAAAGGAACATTTAATTTAATGTTTTTATTTATAACCTCCATAGATTCTAGTAAGATTTTTGTTATTTTATCTTTATCTTTAGGATTTAGATAAAACAAAATCTCATCATGATATTGAAGTGAAACTTTAATACCTCTTTTTCTTACTTCTCTAATCCAATTATCAAATAAAAATACGCCTGTACTTTGATTACAAGTACTGAATGCATCTTTTATTTTTCTAAATGGTAAATAAAGTTTAGATACAGGATTAAATAGCCACATAGATTCTACATCATTATTAAAATCTTTTTGGTATTCTCTAGGAATATTCATTAAATCAGCTATTTTAAAGTTTTCAATATTACCATTTTTAAAAATGATTTTTACTCTTAAACTTTCAGAAACTAATTTTACTGCTTTATTCCTTTCCCAGTAGATTTTATGTAAATCTCTAGCTTCTTTAAGGCTCATTCCTGTATTTTTTGCTATTGTAGCTGGTCCAGCTCCATAAACTCCAGAATTTCCTGTTAAGAAAATATTATTCCCTTGTTTTGCAAAGAAAGTTTGATTTTCATTGTTTGCACAAAATACATCAGCAGTGTGTAAGCCATAAATTCTCATACCATAATTGATTTTACAATTTTCTCTTACAGCATGGTATTTAATTTTATAGTTCTTATCTAAACTGGTAGTATAACTCCTATTAGAGAAAATACAACCTAATTTAAATAAATCCTCAACATTTTTTCTAAATAAAAATCCTTCATCATTTAGAGTTTGGAATAAAACTAAAAATTTCTGTCTCATTTTAAAAGATAAAGATAAAAATATTTTAGAATAATCCATTTCATAGAATTTTTCAGGTCTTATATTTATTCTTTCAAGAAATCCTTTATATTTTTCTCCTTCTAGGATATAATGGTCATTTTCAATCCTAAAATCATTGAAATATTCTAGATTATCTTTGAATATTTTATATTCATAAAGGTATTTTCTATGAACAGAGTATTTATTTTCTTTAACCTGTCCAAAAAATAACATTGCAAAGAATGTAAATATTGACTTGTGAGAAAATACATTGTATTCTATATTAAAATTAGAAGCTACTCTAATAAATGTATCTCTATTTAATTCATAAGTAAAAAAGAATTTTTCCTCTTTTTTATCAGTTTTACAAAGCCATCTATGATTTGGTGTACACCAAGCTAAAATATCTCCTGAATCATTTCCTACCATTGAAATTTGAGAATCTTTAAAAAAAGGAATTTCTAGAATAGGTTTAACTTCTACTTTACCTTTTTCTATATTATGAGTAAAAATTAGTTGTCCTACTTTTAAATCTTCATATTTCTTCCAACCATGAATAGTAAGAACTTCTGTATTTGCTACAGGCAGACAGAAATTAACAGTTTTAGCTTTATTTCTTTCAGCTGTATATTTTTTAATACCTTTTTTATGTTCTTCAGCTTGTTCAGGTGTTAGTAGTTTTGAAAGAACTGCCACATCTAAATGAGGGTCAAATCCTTCAGTCCTTAACTCTTTCACATATTCAGGGTCAAAAAAATACATATAATGTTGCTTAGTAGTATCCTCTAAAGCAGAACAGTCACTACCACAGCATAATTTATTTTCAGGAGTTACTATACAACCTCTAATTTCAGCTCCAAAGAAAGTACCTACTTTAGGCATATTTGCAAATGGTTTTACATGCTTTACCCTAAATGTGTTGGTAAAGCCAGCTATTAGTGATGGTACATATTCTTTATCCATGCTTAAAAAACTTTTAAAAATTCCATACCTATGTTTTATTTTACCAATCATATCTAGGTTTTCTAGATAAGGATATTCTTCAAACATATTCCTAATGGAATTACAAATAACTTCTCCATCATAAATTTGAGGAACTTTATTTATTTCTCCTTTAGTATTTACTCTTTCAGTAAATTTATCAGGTTTCCATCCTAAAGAATAAAGCCAATCTTTTAACTGTGTTACAGATTGAGGGTTAGGTTCTTCAGTTTTATGTATTACTTCTACCTCATCTTCATAATCTTCAGGTAGATTATTTTCTTCTAAGAGTTTAAACCATTTTATTCCTGCTGCAGATAAAGAACCATCTTTTTTATAAGGTTTAGAAGGTTTAGAGATTTTTTTATAATGGATTACATTTGGCATATGTTGTTTTAATACTTCAAATTTTTCATCTCTCATTTTAGCCAATTTATCCATATTTTCTCTAGCTTTTTCTAAATCTATTCTAATGGGATTTTCTTCTTGTTCCCTAATACAATCTAGTTTAAAAGAGATATAATTTATAAGTTTTTCAACTCTTTCTTTTTTACCATAGATTTTTTTCAGAAGTTCAAATTGGTTTTTAAATAATTGTAAATTTATTCTAACATCCATTTCACATCTGTTAAGATATTCTTCAGTAGTTAGATTTTTCCAATCTGCTATTTTAGGTTTAGGAATTTTAAATTCATCACCATATTGTTCTAGACCATGTTTTTCTCTAGTATTTTGTGTATACCAAGATAATCCAAGTGTGTCTATTGTAGGTATTTTCTTATTTAAAAGACCTAATTTTTTTAGAGCTGGAATATCATATTGTATGATATTGTGGCCCAGCATAACTTCTGCTTTATTTACTATAGATTGTATTTCTTTTACATCAGATGTAGATTTAATTTCTGACTCTACTATTCCCCCTTTTTCTATTTTTAGTTCAGTATAAGCTAGACAGTGTATTTTAGTTAAATTGTCTAGTAATCCATTAGTCTCAATATCAAATAGGAGAATTTTTTTATCTAATATTCCCATAATTTTATGTTTTCTAGTTTCTATTGTGCTTTAACAAAAAAATAAAAATGTGCAAAAGTTACTATAAAAGTAAAATTTGCACAAATTTTAGTGAGGATTCAACTCTTAGTAACCCGTAGAATCTTATCTACATTTTTTATACCATAATCAATCACAAAACACTATGTGGACATTGAGTATTTTCTGTAAAGTTCTTACTCTTACTACAGCAGTATACTAGTCACTATTTTTTTATATGTTAGAATTGTCATAGTAATCTTTATAAAAATCTAAAGACTTTTTATACTTCTTAGAAATAGTATCTAAGGTATAAACTTTCTCTTCTAATTCTATTATATATTTATTTTTATTATAATTTTCTAGTAGTAAATACACTACAAAGAAAATTAAAAGCATTATTAATCCTACAATCAAAAATACATACATTTTTTTAATTTTTAATTTATAGTTAATACTGATGGGTAAATATATACCTCTCTCTCAAAACCTGTATGGATATTAAAATCCACTACTTTTATAACTAAGATGTAATTGGAGTTTGTATAAGCTTTTCTTACATCCTCTATTTTAGCAATTCCTCTAAATTCTAATTTAGAATTTTGAGATTCTTGTAAATAAACTTTACTTAATGTGCATTTTTCTACACTTTTGTTTCTTCTTTGTACTAGCATAGTTTTAAATTTTTAAGGTTAGTAAAAACTTACATACCACTATCATAAACTTATGAGATTTATTGTTCAGGTATTTTGTGGTATGTAAGTTAAAAATATAATAGATAACAATGATTTCAATGAAAAGTGGTAGCAAATAAATTACTACCACTAGTTACAACCTATAAGCATTATATACATCAATTAAAATTCTATAAATTCAAAATAAAGTTAGAAAAAAGGACCGACTACTCTTTGTTTGTTTTTATAGGTTATAATATGCAAATATATAAAAATATTGAAGATGTTTTTTATTAAATTGGATAAAAAAGTTCTAAGAGGCTACTATTATTCACCTCCTAGAACACCATTTGAATATCCAGTTTTTTATATAAAATTATTTTTATATTCTTCTATCAAGAAATAAATCAAATCTTTTTTTGCTTCTCTATAATCTTCATAATTATTCTGAACATAGATAACTGCAGTATCTACACCTTTTTTATCAATGTATATAGTAATCTCATAACCACTATATTCTTGGGTATTTTCATCCCAATGTTTATCAATTATACCATATACACCTTTTTCTAAAAACCACTCAATAATATTTTCAAGTGATTTTGAGCAGCATCCTATTTGTCTAAGTTCATTAAAATAAAACATAATTTTTAAGATTATAAAATTGCAAAATTATAAAAATTCTTCTTTATAGATTTGTATCATTTCTAAAATACATTCTTCTCTAGCATCCCAATATTCAGAAAATTGTTTACCAAATATTACTTCTTCATAGTCATTACCTTCTTTGTTATAAATAATTACATATTCATAGGAATCATAATTTTTCCCATTGTAATGTAATTGTGGCATTCCAAATATTCCTTGTTGTCTAAACCAAGAAAATACTTGGTCATATGAAGGAGTATCAAACTCTTCTACCATTTTATGGTAAGCATAAATTTTTCCTAGATTATATCCTTCATCTAGGTCTGCTGTATTTTTTAACTTTTTCTTTTCTATTTTGAAAAGATTATCAAATTCAAATCCTATTTCTTTTAGTTTTAGTAATAAGGATTTAGAAATAAATGTTGTTCTTTTTTCTGTAAACATAATAATTGTATTTTAAAGGTTAGTAATAAGGTTAAAATAAAAACAAAATCTTACGGGATTGTGTGCGTAAATAAAAATATAATAATAATGAAATCCAAAAATAAAAACTATCAGGTAATTTAAGTAACAAAAATAAAATTAAATAAATTAAAATGAGTAGATAAAAAGTATTCAATGATTTACCTGATAGTTATTTTAAAAGTATAATTGTGTCAAAAAACAAAAATAATCAATAGATTAATATGAATTAGAAATTATTAGAAATATTAACACATATGAAGTAGACACAATTATACTTAAGGTCTTTAAGGTTATATTAAATGTAGATATAGTTATAGGTAAAAGTTTAAAATAAATATAACCCTACTATTTAATAGGGTTATATTCTTCTAACCTAAAAATACAACTATATTACAAATAATATATAGTATTTTTTTTATTGTTTATCTAAAATATTATAAAATGAAATTTATTTTTTAAGGTATTTAGGGTTATGTAAATCTTTAGTTTCAGAAAAATAAAGATTATTAGGATTAGGATAATTGGGAGAGAGTTTAGTTGTTAAAATCTTAACCTTGATTATCAATAACTTACAGAAATTACTTAAATCTTTTTCTAGATATTATCTTCTAGTGTAAATTATTTAATCCCTTATCTTCTAGAAAAATCTTTAAATCTTTCTTTTTAGAATTTATTTTTAACTTTTTAATAGATTGCACTTCGTTAGCCTTTTCACCCCATTCTGAAATCCACTGAAGTTTCTTTCAGAAATTACCCCTCAAAGGTAAGGAATTTTTTTGACATTTTCAAGTGTTTAACTCCACTTTTTTTAAAAATTTTTTTAAAAAATTTAAACACTTTTTCAAAATCCCTCTATTCATAGTACTTTGGTATTAGTGTTAAAGAAATGTTAAAGTTTTGTTAAACTTTGTTAAAATTCAAAAAAGTACAAAAAGTAACCCAAATTTGAAATTGTCAGATAAAAACATATGAAACAGACTTAATTAACAGGGTATTTAAATGACACCTTATTTGGGTATTTAAAGTGTCAATTTTCCCTATCAAAATAAAATGCAATTTCCTTGTGGGTTACTTGTGTACTTAAAATGTATATTATTCAATCATTTATCTTGTTGTTTAAATTGTTAGTTTATCTTGCAAGTTTTTATTGTACTTACAAGCATATAAAAAAACCATACAAACTAAGCTACTTAAAAGTGTAGTTAGTTTGCATGATTTCCCTCAAATAATATTTATGAATAAAAAAGTTTAGATGTTATTAAGCTTCTATTGTGTAAATAGAAATTTAAAAAAAGTAATAAGGGAATGCTATCCCTTATTACTAAAGTATTAGATACCTGAATCTTCTCCAAGAAGTAGGTCTCCAATTGCATTATCTGTATTAGATGTTACAGTCATTTCACCTAATGATACGAACATTTGGTATTTTCTTCCCTCTACAGTAGAAGGAAATACTGAAATGTAAGCTACTACTTCATCTCCTTTTTCAAACTTACTCTTTTCTTGTCCTAAACTATTTAGGATAGTTCTTTCTGCAGTGAACTTTTGTCCTGCTGCAACACCATCAAGTATTTCTACATTATATAGAATATACTGACTTCCATTAGATTTAGTCAAAACTTTTGACCCTTCTGTTAATACTCTTGCATTTGCTACTAATTCTTTTAATGCTTCTTGTGTTTGTTTTGCTGTTGTTGCCATAATACTTAAATTTTAGTTGTTAATTAATTGATTGTTATTAAATTGTTATTAAATTGTTGTTAAATGTAATTGCCTATTTAGTTTCGTAAGTTTTTGTTAATAGGCAAATTGTTCCTGCAA